ACAGCGCATGATTATAGCAAACCCATGCGACCTTTAACACAAACAGTGCAATCACCTCAAGGTATAAACCACGCAATTCACCCTGATTCTAAATGGCACGATTATGTGATGACAGCAGATAAATTAGCATTGCCGGGAACAGGTAGGGCAGCACCGCAGCCACAGCAACAACCTCAATTGATGCAACCACAGACACCTATGCAAACTCGTAGGGCTACTCCAGAAGAACAGGCTTCAAGAGAGCCAATTGCAGGTTTAACACCTGAAGAATTACGACAGTATCAACAAATGCAAGGCAGTGATATATCTGAATTTAGAGCAAGAAGAGAGGTCGCAGCAGCCCAACCGGGACAAGCGTTTTTTGATATTAACCAACCTGACCCTATGTTAGTATATAGAAGTGAAAGGGATATTCGTAGAGCCATTGATGATATACAAAAAACAATGGAGAAAATACAATTGCAAGAAGCAGCGGTTGATTCAACAATTAAAAAACATCTTCCACAATCACCATTAAATTCATCTTTAGATATAGGTTTATTTGCTAAATCTATTAACCTAACTTCACATGATGTATGGGCAATACATTCATCTAAAGGAGACTGGGACCAATTAGCACAGGACTGGAATGTTTCTGACACTATAGTAAAAGCAATAAAAGTAGCAATGGGGGCAATTCATGGGTAAAATATTAGTTAAGGCTCCTCGGCAACAGACTATGGTGGATTCACAAGGTAATGTACAGTTTATGTACGGAGGTGGAGAAGGTAGAAAGAGTACCATACCAGCAAGGCTTGCAGCCTATTTAGGTAAAATCGCTGGTGGGGCTTTGGGCGCTGCTGGAAATCACAAAAGCCTAATGAGTTTAATTGGTGGTATACAAGGTGGTGCTGCTACAGGTGAACAAGCAGGTAGAAGTTTAATAGATAGTAATCCAGTAACTATTGGTTATAGGGCTTTAATAGATAGATTGAACAGACCAAAGAAGCGAACACCTCAACAAGTATATGCAGACGAGAAAAAAATAGAAAGGAAGCGGCAGCGGATTAGACGAGATGTTAGAAGAGAACTTGCTCGGCAAGATTCTAAAAACCCTTATGAAGAGGCTGCAGAAACAACAAGAGGAACTGTTGGTGATGTAGTTAGGGGGACAGTGGGGGTCAAAGGTCAAAGGGTAGAAAACCCTACAAATTTATCGGCTGCTGCTCTAACACCTACACCTCGTTTAGAAACTCCTGAAACAACTGTTACTAATCCGGGGCCTGTTGTGGATAATAAAACAGGTGTGGCAGCAGGTCACGAAGTAAAACCTGTTACGCCACGTTTAGCAGGGTTTGGACCTAATGAAGAAGGTGAAATTCCCACTGCTGAAGAAATAAAGCGAAAGATAATGGAAGAGAATGCACGAAAGGCTGGTGAAAATTTTGGTCAGACTAGTCAATTAGCACCAGAGGTACCAGCATGAATGATAATACCCCAATCGCAGATTTAGTCAAACAAATCGACTGGGAACAATCTAAAAAATCATTCAAATACTTCTTTGAAGATATATTAGGGTTTGATTATTCTACTCACCATGGGCAATGGGAGAAAGGTTTGAACGAAAACCGCTTTTATTGTGTTAAAGCATCTCGTGACCACGGTAAATCTACTCTTTTTATGTCATATGCACTATGGTTAGCGACTTTTACACCAAAAACACACATAATGGTGTTCTCACATTCATTAGAACAGACCCTTGAACACATGCGTTTGATAAGAAATTTAATTGAAAATACCCCTATTTTGAGGCATTTAAAGCCTGCAGGTCGTCCTTGGGCTAAATCTTACTTCGATTTTAGCAATGGTAGTCGTATTATGGCTAAGTCAGTGGGTGGTGCTACTCGTGGTTTCCACCCTGATGTGGTAGTTTGTGACGATATTCTATGGGGAACATCAGCATCTGAACTACAAAGAGCCGCAGATTGGTTCTATGCAGTACTTTTACCTGTTCTGCACCACAGTTCTCGCCTTATGATGGTGGGTACACCCTTCAGTTACAACGATTTATACGCTGAATTAGAGGAAAAAGACACCTTTACAGTGGAAACATACCCTGCTATTTTGCCAAATGGGGAACCATTATGGCCCGGAAGATGGCCTTTAGACGCTCTAAAAGTGCGTGAAGCGTCTATGCCAGCCATAAAATTCGCTCGTGAGTACCTATGTGAGCCTATTCATGACCTATCTAGTATGTTCCCAGCGGATATTTTAGAGAGTGCAAGGGATGAAAACCTAGTATTATTGGAAAAAGCAGAGTCAGAATACGATGAAAATGGGGATGTAGCAGGTATTTTTGGTCAACATTTCATAGGTTGGGACCCTGCTATTGCCTCTGATGCTAATGCTGACTACACTGCTATGGTAGTTTTACGTACTCCACCTGATGGTAACGAGAAACAATTGATACACGCAATCAATCAAAAGGGTTTATCAGGTAATGCACAGAAAAGAAGCATTATATTACTTAATAGTAGGTTCACTCCTGAATTAATTGAGTTAGAAGGTAATAACTTTCAGCGTATGTTTGAAGCAGAACTCAAAGATATGAGGGATGATATACCTGTTAAGACTGTTATGACTACTAGACAACGTAAAGAAAGTATGTTTATGTCACTTTTAATGGCATTTGAGCAAGGAAAAATCAAAACTCCATGGGGAAATGAGAAAAGTAAAGAGTTTACAAGAACATTGGAAACCCAATTGAATAGATTCGGAATGAATAAGAACGGTCGACTGGAGAGTGTGGGTGTACACGATGACCTAGCCATGGCTCTGGCACTTGCTAATTGGGCAACAAAAGAGTTCCGTGGTAATATTGTGCTACTTGACGATGAAGAATTCCCCGGGTTTGACAGTTGGTTAACAGGTGGACAGAAATCTAGTCAAAAGCCAAAATGGTTTAGTATATGAGAGGGAAAAATATGTGGAGTTCGTTGTCTGTAAGTAGTGATGAAAACAGTTTTGAGGATATGTTAATTAAGCATCCTCATATTAATGGTGATTATAATAATGCAAATAGTATAATTAAAAGTGCTTTGCAGTTACCAGTGGAAAAGGTTAATAAAACTAAATTACCTTTTCCACCAACAGGTGATGGTTGGTTGAAAGCCTATACTGGTAAAAATGCATCTACTTTAGTAAAGCAATTAAAGAAGCAAAGACGGCATAATAAATTATTAAAGAGTGAAATTGATGAACTTGTTAAAACGATTAGAATTATCAAAGAACAAGAGGTAAAAGCCACTTTAAATAATATATCTTGGGCTATTGATAAACAAGATACAATCCGAAATCTTGGATTAGATGATAGAGATTTAAAATCATTAAGGTTATTTCATAAAAGTAGACAAGTATCTCTGTTAAGAGCATGTGATATGTGGGATAATGCTGAAAAGTCTTTGAAAATGTTAGATGAATTTGAAGATGTGTGGGGTGAAGAAGAACAAAATGCTTGGGTCAAGGCTATGGGTACCAAGAAAGACGCTCGTAAAATATGGAAAAAAACATTACATCAAATTGATAGTTTATCACCTAAACAAATAACTTGGTTAGATGTTGTAAAGAAAGAACTATCAGAAAGGGGGCCTATGACCACTAGAGCAATTATTGAAAATAACACATTGTTACAAGGTCGCAGTGGTGCAACCCCTACTCAATTGTCACAATTACTAAAAATGTATGGAGAAGAAATGAATATTATCAAAGGTGCACGTAATACTAATACAAATGAACAATTTTATGTTTTAATAAAATCTGATGGCTTAGTGTTAAAGGGTGCAGATATATGGGGATATAGTGCTGGCTTCTTAGATGCTGATGGTAGTATATACATTACTGATAGAGGTGAACCTCGTGCTTCTTTTATCGCAACGGGTGAACGAGGTAGGTTACATTGTGAGCATTTACACAAAGAGTTAGGTTGTGGTATATTACAACTAGACCAGAAGATATACAAAAACGGGCAAAGAAGCCAACACCGTATATCATTTTATTCAAAAGATGACCTTAAAAAATTACTAACAGGGTTATTACCTCATCTATGTATGAAGGAAAAGCAAGCAAAGGCTGTTTTAAAATACTTAGATGAAAAGGATAACTCCCGTAAAGATGAATTAAAGAAAGTTGTACAATATCTTAATTGGGATGGAACTACTAAAGCAGAACAATCTTTGAATAGTTGGGGCATAGACAAGGACATTATCGGTAAGTGGATGGAGGGATTATAATGGCAGAAGAAAAATCAAGAGTTGGTAAGTTTTTATCAGCATTAGCATCACCATTCAAACGTAGACCAACACCTGCTCCTACAATGCCACTTTGGACCACTGGTATACAAGAACCAGTGTTAGTACAGGGTGTTACTTTACCTGCATTGTACGCTGTATCTAATGAGTGTTTAATTCTTAGAACTGTACTTACTACTTTACAACAAGAAATATTTAGACGTGGTTATTATTGGGAAAAGGCTTTTCATAAAAAATGTGTAGACTGTGACGCAGAGTATCAACATGATGTAGAAGTTTGTAAAGAGTGTCCAAGTTCTGATTTAAAGACCCCTGATGCTGGTGAGTTAATTTATCCAAGATGGTTTTTAGAAGAAAGAAACTCAATGGACCAATCATTTTTAGATGTTTTAAGAGAAATAGAATATGATTTAAATATTACAGATGATGCTTTTATGATTTTAATCAAAGAATATTATATTGATGAAGAAAGTAATGAACCTGTATTTTATAGAGTAAAAGAGGTTATGCGTGGTGACCCTATCTTTATGAGAATAGTCGCTGATAAAAGAGGAGTTCGTGGGGGAAGATTTAGAGTTTGCCCTATACACCGAGATGAAGTTAGAGGGTATCATGAACAAGAAAAAGAATGTAACATCTGTGGTCACAAACTAGAAGATGTACATTATGTAAATACAGCAGGCTCTGGAAAAACTCAATATTATTTAGATGGAGAAGTATTGCATGTGTCTAAATATAATCCTAGTAAATTGTATGGTCGCTCTCCTGTCTCTACATTATGGAGACAAGCAATGACTCTGACTGCTATGGATAATTACATGTATACTATGTATTCTAAACGTAGAATGCCTAGAGGTTTAATTTCAATTACAACAGATAACTTAGAATCTATGAAATCTTTCTGGAAAGGTGTTGATGAGAAACTTGAAAGAGACCCACATTATATTCCTAAAATTGGTATAGAATCTACTACAGGTCGTGGTGGAGTTAACTGGGTTAAGTTTATGGACACTATGGAAGAAATGCAATATACTGCTACAAGAGATGAAATGAGGCAACGCATAGCATCATTTTATGGAGTGTCAAATGTATTTATGATGGACACTGGTAAATCTGGCGGTCTGAACAATGAAGGTTTACAAGTATTAGTTACAAATCGTGCAGTAGAATTTGGTCATAAAGTATATACTGAAAATTTATTTCCTAGATTAATGAAAGAAATGAATGTATCTGACTGGAAAATTACATTATACCCATCAGAAGAAGAAGATGAAATTACAAGACTACGTAGAGATGAAATGGAAGTTAATATTGCTCAGCGTATGGCTATGTTAGGATATCATGCAGAATTGTTAGAAGAAGGTACTAGAGATATTAGATTCGTTTACCAACAACCACCACCGGGTCAGCAAATGCAACAACCCGGAATGGGTGGAGGTATGGGCGGTATGATGATGGGCGGTGGCATGGGTCAACCCGGTGCTTTACCGGGTCGTAATATCCCACCACAATTAGCAGGTGCTATGGGAGCACAGGCTCAAGCGGGTCTACAAAACCCCGGTGGGCAAGGTGTGGGAATGAGAAACCGTGGTCCAGCAAGTCCCCAAAATAGAACAACAGCAGGCTCAGGCTCTCCAGTGTCTTCTGTGCAGCAAAGAGGCCCTACACCGGGGTTAATGGAACAGACATCTAATGCGGTTCAGAACGCAGGTAGATACAGGGGAGCATGAGAAAGGTTCAATATATTAGAGGTGTTGGGTGGAGCATGGCCGATTTGTTAAAGTTAGACCCGATGGCTCGGAAAATGAAAGTTCATGTGGATGAATTTTACAAAGCAATAGAACAAAGTGATTCCAGTTCTGCTAGAAACCACATCAATGAAATTATGAAATATGCAGACTATTTATCAACTGATATTGAAAGTATGATTAATAAACAAGAAAGTACAAAAGGTGTTAATGATATATTTGCAGGTGGATTCCCTGTAAGTAAGTTTAGTCAAGTAGAAAAAGTGCACAAACACTCTAATGATGTGTTACCCGGAACTATTCGTACTAACCGTATAGGTAGTATTATGAGACCGCAAAGTAACAGGACACTACAATAGGTGATTTAATGACAGAGCAGTTAGAAGAGGGTAATGCTGCAGAAAAGTTAGTTGAAGTTTTAATTAATAAAATGGAAGCAATGGACGCAACAATTGAATCACTAAAGATTGAAAACCAATTAATTAAACAAAATATGACTAATCCTACTGGTTTGTTAAAGAAAATGGGATTTGTACCAATGAGTACACCAATAGCAGAAGATGTAAGAGATGACATATTTAGAGGAGGGGGAGATAATATCTTAAAAGCCATTGATGAAAGTGGCATAGCAATCCCAGCAACTAATGAAGAATTTCATAATATGAAATGGGAAGATATACATGCACTTGCAGAAAGTGCTAAAGGAATAGGTGAATAAAATGAAACCAAGATTTGAACCAAGAGACGAAAAATTTGATGCTATTTTAAAAGAAACTAAAAAGGTAGCAGACAGAATAGCCAAAAGGTCTTCACAACCTGAATATAAAACAACAGAGGGCTCTAAAGTAGGACCTTCTATGTTTGCTAGTGAAACTGGTGGAAACACCCCTATTAGAAGTGCACACTATACTACTAATAACTCTTTGATAGAATCTGAAGATGTGGCTAACAAAGGGGCTACATCTGAAAATGTAGATGTCTTTGGTGCTTACAATACTCACTATCCAACAAATGAATCAACACTAGGTAGTCATGAGATTGGTAGTGATGAACAACCACCTGCATTAACTAAAACACTAGGTACAGATGGAAGGCAAAATCAATTAGATATCATTACTAAATCTATAGACCGATTATCCCGCCACGTTTGATGGTGGTGTTGGTGTGCGTGAATCTGCTTTAGATATCTATAATCGCCACCGTAATACATTTTTTAAGTCTATAATAGACAATATAGGAAAGGCTGATGCAGCCGCTGAATATTATTTCTCATTACTTAATCTCTCAAGGCATGGTATAGATATACCTAATGAGAGTATTGACAGTACTCTACAGAAGATGTTAAAACCTGTTCTAAAACAAGTTGAAGATGAAACAGAACAGATTGCTTTTGGAGGTGCTGATATGCCCAAATTAGATGAATGGTCACCCGGTGCATCCAAAGGTGGTGGTGCTTTTAGTATAGTACAGCCTGCACATCAAAGTGGACAGGGTAGTACCTTTTACAATCGTACAATACTCCCTGAATCAGAGCAAACCGCTGGTAGAACTGGCATGAGTCCCCGTTTAGCACAACCTCAACATGGTGATTATAACCACCCATCTGATAATCCGTTGAGTACAGATTTACATCCATTATCTGCGACAAAGCATCACCCTGAGTTTGGTTTAATGCCTGCTTGGTGTGAAAGGCTTGTTGACTTTTATTATCATCAAAATTATAATGAGAATGGTAACAAAATAGGTCAATCTAAAGCGGAGGATGACCATGATAAAGAAATGGCTTGGGAAAAGCAACATGCTGTTGACAAAGATACTAATCAACCACATATGATAATTAATAATAACATGTTAGGTAAAACTTTCAATACTAATGCTCAAAGGTTCAATAAACATTACGAAAATTGGAAAAAGGATAATTTACAAACTGTACCAACAGACGAAGAGCCTACAGAAAAGGAATTAAGAACAAGGCACATGCAAGAATTGATAGATGGGTGGCTATCTCAAGAAGTAGATGAAAACGGTCATATGACAGGGCTAGGTCATAATTGTTACCATTTAGGCTTAGAGTTAGAATCTCCCGAAGACCGCACTAAAATTTATAATCATTTATATGAGCATGGAACAGACTCAAACACAAAAGAAGGAAGGGTTGTTACAACCAGTTTAGGTAATTTAAGAATGGGTAGATTGAAGCGTAATAATTACCAACGGTTTGGTGGCTTATACGATTGGTGGGGAAGAGACCCCGATGTTACAGGTGAAAATATAGAACATCAAAAAATACCATTAAGCACTGGTAGTTTAAATCCTATGTTGATAAATAGTTTATTAAGAAGGAGTGATGACTCTATGTATGATAAATTACTAGAGCAGTTCAATGATTTAACAAATAGTAATTTAAAATTTTTACCTAATTGGCACGTTAAAGATAAAGAATTTGTAGCAAAACCAAAAGATGACGACCATTTATCAATTTCAACCATTCGTGCTTTAGCGGGAATTGACCCTGAAACTGGTGTATTTTATAGAGAAGGTGAGCACCCTTTTTACGGTTTAGACTGGGACCCTAATTCATTAAAAAATGTATTACATCCTTTAAATGCACCTGATAAAGTAGATGAAACCAATAAATTAAGCCCTGAAGAACTTGGCGAAGCCTTAGAGCAATATGTAGATAAACCAGAGTTGATGGAATATTTCAATAACACTATAAAATCACTTGAAGATAAAGCATCCAGTATGTATGCTGGTAGAAAGGCAAGAAATTCAATAGCGTATCATAGAGCAGGTTGGGTAGACCCTGACAGCCATGAACATGCAGATGATAATACAACTTTGGCTACTCATTGGAGACAACCTTATCGGCATCTAGGAGGTATGGGTAGACATCATGATGCATTAATGGATATATTACATGATATGACTGCTCATAAAAAAGAAGGTAGTTATTCGCATTCATTATATGGTATGAAAACCCATGACCTTGGCAAAGATTTTTCTTCTATAACGGATGAGCAGTTTCTAAGTCAGTATGGTACAAAACGTGTGTCGGGGATGACAGAGCCAATGCCTCAATTTGTATCAGGTGCAATAAGGCCCCATATACCACTAGATGACCCATATGGGAGAATGGATGATGTTTATAACCCTGACATAACGACAGGTGGTTTGTTTGGGCCTTTCAGTAATCTATCTTTAGAAAGAGCACGCTACCCTAAAAGAAAGCGTATTAAAGACTCTTTAACAGGTGAAGTAAAATTTTCAGAAGTGGGAGAGAAAGCAAAGTTGTTAGATACTTTTCCGACCCAAGCGTTGAGTCAAAATAACACTAGGATTGAGACAGGGGTAGCAGGGGCTAAAGGAGATATTGCTACAGGAGGAGCAAGTCTAGATGGACCTACTGTAAATTCAACTTATAAGGATTATAGAAAGCATTACATGGCAAGAACTCCGGCTGAAAAGAGATTAAGGACCCCATCTATGAAGGCTTTAAAAGAAAGTCAATATGAAGGTGAAACTGCTAGAGGCACAGGTACTGGTACTAAAAGAAGTTATGACCATTATAGAAACCCATTTACTAGGCAGTCAACTCCTTTTGAAGCAGGTAATCCATTAACAGTACCTGCAAATCATAGTGCATCTATTGCTGCGCAGATGGGTGTGCTTTCAGACCCATTAGACCCACAAGACCATTTATGGACAGGTCATAATGATTTAGAAACTATCCCAGAAGAAAAATTACCTGTACCCACACTTAATTCTTTATACGAACTGATGGGTAAGAGAAAGAAAGAGGCATCTGGAAAATTCCTAAGTGGTCAAAGAGAAGGTGAGGGTACTGCAACTGAAGCGGAAGATGTACTTGACAATTTAGTAGGTACATTAGCACGTATTGGTGAGCGCTATGGTGAAGATTCTCCTAAATACAGAGATATGTATCAAAAAATTATAGAGGCGGAAAAACAACTTAGCAGGGAAGATGAAGGGGTACCTGCCTCTGACTTTATGGATTTGAAAACTCAAGGGCATGATTCTACTGATATGAAGCGAATATCTGATTTACAAGCCACTGCGAGATTAACTGGTAAACTAATACACGAGGCTATAAAGCAAGGTAAAAGCCCTATTGTACCCGGTGATTTTAACACAACAGTTGCTAATATACAGGCTATAGCATCAGCCGCTACCACTTATGGTAATAGTAATTCTAATATTATACATAACGAAACATCACATGGTTTAGCAAAAAGACCTGACACAAGGCCAATTGTTGGACAAGCCCATCATGGTAATTTGGCTAACTTAGTTCATGGTAGTGAAAGTAAACTAAGCATGGGTACTGCTGGAGAGAATTATGAAAACATTTACAATTTACTAGGACTTGACAGTGAAGACCCTTTTCACCAAAGGTTAGCACATGATGTATTTGATAAGATTGAAAGATTAAGTGGTGGTGATTATGATAAAGAATTCTCTGTTATGAAAATCGCTGATATGATAGGTAAGCACCCTCCATCATCTATTTTTCCTAACCAATCTTCAGAAGTAATACCTGATGCAATTGACACAGCGCATGATTTTTATGATGCTCATAGTTCAAAAGGTGTTAGTAGAGGTAAATCAAAATATAGAGGAGACCCTGATGATAGAGCAAGATTATCTAAACCTAGTAGGATGGTTGAAGCCTTAAGGCGTATAATGGAAGGTCAAGATGATGCTCTAAGAGGGGTAGGTGTACATCATGTTATGGCCCCACATAGACATTCAGAAAACCACATGAGTAACGAACCTATGAGGAGAAGCGGAGGAAGTGATGAATACACTGCTGCAGCAAGCACAGATGCGGATAGATGGAATACTCATCAAAAATTAGATTCTATTTTAATAGGTGACTCTGATAATAGAGAACTTAAGCGTGATGACATTACTAGTGAAGGACCTGTGCCGATAGGAGATGCAGGTACACCTCATGGTCATGCTCTAAGTAGTATTTTGAATTCCCCAGCATTAAGATTAGACCATGGTCATTTACGTAGACCTAATCTTAGACCTGTTATGGGTAAAGACGGGCATGTGCACTTTGAGGAAGGAGATTATGAATCAAAATTACTTAGTTTACCTAAAGAGTTCTATAGACAAATATTCAAAAGTATGGGGCTTAATGATAACTACATCAATCAGTTCATAAGTCAATTCGGCCCCCATAACAGACAGGGGGCTATACCAATGGACGAAGTACCAGCATCTCAGCGTTTACATAGTTTGCACGGCACCAGTCCAAAAGACAGAGGTTGGGAACACATGGTCAAAGGTAAACATTCACTTGCATCTTTGACCAATTCAGATTTATTATTGAAGTTTAATGCAGAGCAGCCCCCACCTTTACAACCAATGCATCGTATTTTTGAGTTAGATGATATAGAACAATTAAAAGGGTTTAGTGGGGATTGGGTTGCAAGTGTTATGCCTGAAGGTGAAAGATATTTTATTCGTAGAAATGGAGATACAGTTAAGGCTTGGGAAGGAGTAAGTGGTAAGTCTGCTGAATTAAATGATGATTTAGTAAAATCTATTAAGAAAACCACTGACAAAGATTTCTTTATTGATGTAGTTATGGTAGGTAAAGAATGTCATGTATTCGATATAATTGAATTTGATGATAAAGATGTACACGATGAGCCTTCACAAGACCGTCTTAGAATATTAAGAGGTGGTATGGAAAGTCATGAAAATGTATTGTTACCGGGGGCTTATAATACACGATTTACAGATGATGCTGGTTTGTCACACACAATCAAAGATTTAGAAAAAGAAGGAGAGCGTATTCTACTTCGTGATGCCAAGTCAACTTACATGCTAGGAGAAAAGCGACATCCTAAATGGGTACTTCTCAAACCCGGTAAAGACATTAACTTAATAGTATTAGATAAAAAAGGAGATGGAGAATACACTTACAGATTAGGCATGGGTCCAGTTATAGATGGAGATGAAATTGGAGATAGGGCTAAAGAAGTAGATGGAGAAACTTACATGGATGTAGGAACTGTATTTCACAGTGATAAAGAATTTAATGTAGGAGATTCTGTAAAAGTTACAATGGATAGTGTTACTTCATTTACACAAAATGAATCTGATATATATACTATACACGCTGGTAATATTGAAAGCGAAGCAGAGGGAGAGCCTTTGGCTAGTAGAGAAACACTGGCTGCTTTTACAAAATCAATTCCTGAACAATGGCCCCATCAAATTAAAAGGTCTGATAGACATATTATGGTAGAGTTTCAACAAGGTGAAGTAATTTACAAGGCAACTAATAGTGGTGAAAATTGGTTTGTACATTCTCCTAAATCAAAAAGTAGTTTGTTAATTAGAATGGCTGAATCACAAAGACCGTTTTGGTCACCTATTGCGGGCATTATGTTAAAAGGTAATTTAGATATTAGAGAAGATGAAGAAAAAGCAGAGGTGCATCAAAGCAAAGGTGATGGTAAACCTCTTATTAAACCTAAAAAGGTAAAAGATTCAAACTATTGGGATACCACAGTTAGAGCACTTAAGGCTATTGAAAAATCAATAGGTAGTGTAGGTCATGCATTTACAGGTGCTAAAGGTCTAGGAATTGATATGGCTACCCCAGTTCAATCCCCTACAGGTCCTACTAGAACTAGGGACCAAAGCACACTTCCTGACTATGATGGTCGCCCAAGACCAAACGAGGAGTTAGAAGAATACCAACCTAAGACGGGTGATAAGCCGCAGTCTATTGATTTAGAATTAGATACTGAAGAAGAAATGGCCCATTTACATGTGGACAAAGATTCTGCTGTGATACAAACGTCTTAAGTAGTATGAATTAGACTTTGGTGGTTTAATGGCTTCCGCAGCGCTTTTACGCAGCCCTTCTATAGAAGATGGTGGTTTGCATATTATTAAGTCTTCAAACGACTTAGTAATCGCAGGTTATGCTAGTGTAGAAATGGTAGACAAGCAGGGAGACAAAATTACATCAGGTGCATTAAAAAATGCATTTGGAGATTTTATGAAAGCATCTAACTATAGAAATGTACAATTAGCACATTCTAATATACAAGTAGGTGAAGTAATAAAAGATTATACAGATAATGAAGGACGTGTGTGGAAATCTGGAGTAGATGATTCAGGTATGTTTGTAGTTATCAAATTACGTGACGACATCGAAAAGGCTCGTGAAGTCGCAAATCAAATTCGCAAAGGTACCCTTAGAGGTTTTAGTATTGGAGGACAGGCATTTAAGCGCATTAACAAGCATGATGCCGAGCACGGTAATTATACCGAGATTTCAAAACTAGAATTACACGAGGTTACTATTTGTGAAAAAGGGATTAATCCCGAAGCAACATTCCGAATATTAAAGGAGGATACAACAATGAACAATGAAACAGACGCATTAGGGGAACTATCTAGCGTTCTTGACCGATTGAATAAGAAATTGGATACTATGGAAAATGGACCTGCAGCAGACGATGTTGCTAAAGAAATGCCTGAATTCCTAAAGCCAAAAGATAAAAAAGATGGTGAAGACTCAAACGATGATGACTCTAAAGAAAACGGAGACAATGATAAAATGAATGAAAATAAAGAAAAAGGATATGGCTCTCATATGGAAAAAGAAGAAGATGAAGATGCTAAAGACAAAGAAAAAACAGAAAAATCTGAATACAGTGATGTAATAACAAGTGATTACTTAAACTGGATGGAAAGCACCCTTAAAGGACAAGGTGTTGACATTGCTGGTGCAAGAAACCACTTTGATGATTTAGAAAAAGCACAACTTGGCGGATTTGATAACCCAGCCTCTGTTGATGGAGCAGATTACTTTGCAGGCCAAGTTAAAGGTAGAGCAACAGAAAATGGCTCTCCTTCAACAAATGCTCTTTCTCGTGCTGGATTAAGCAGTGGTGGAAAGGTTTCAAAATCTTTCCTTTCACCTGACAATGTAAGTGCAACTGAAATAGAAGCGGCTTACGAAGTTTTCAAAGCAGCAGCACAAGAAGAACAATTTAAATCAAGTTTAAATTCAGTATTTAGTGACAGATTAGCAAAAGAACAAACTGCAGAAAGAGATGCAAGAGCAGCATCTTCCTTTGATGCACGTGGTCCATTAGGAGAAATCCAAAAGGCTATTCAATCATTAGGAAGCAGAATTGATGCTTTATCAACACAAAGTGCAGAACCAATCATGAAATCAGCAGGTAATATTTCAAAAGTAGAAATACCAACTTCTGAAGAAATGGCTAACATGGACTGGAATGATGTTCACAGATTAGCAGGGAGTGTATGGAATTAAATTCCAAATATAAAAAAATAAATGGAGATGAAAAAATATGGCAAGAAATTATGTAAGAACAGTACAAGACTTGGAAAGGTACTACTACGGTGCTGGAAACGCAATGGGTTACTCTTACAGTGGTTCAGAACTACTGAAAGCAGATGCACCTATGCTAAGTACAACAGCAGGTACATACCAAGCAATATATGGACGAAAAGTTTGGTCACAACTAAACCAAGAATTTAACGCATTTAGTATTCTACCTAAGAAACCTTGGGACAGAAGCGGATGGCGTGTTGTAACTGCAAAACCATCAACATCAGTTGGTGGCGGTATTGCAGAAAATGGTACACTACCAGACACAACAAAACCAACATTCCAACATGTTGCAGCAAAACCAAAAACAATTGCTCACGCTTTTGACATGTCAGAAGTAGCAATTTTCCTTTCTGATAAGGATGATGGTCTAGGTGACATAAGAAGTGTTCTAAAAGAAGAAATGGGTAAACACCATGCAGAACACATCAACCAAATGCTATTACAAGATGTAAGCACAGTTGCTGGTAATGATATAGAATCACTTGACAGAGTTACTGTGGCTGATAGTACAGCAATGACATCAGGAACACACTATGATGCAGCAGACGAAGATATCTACAGTATTGACAGAAGTGCAAACTCATGGTCATTTGCTGAAGGTAACGCTGACACAGGTAGTACTAACAGAACTTTAAGTTTAGACCACTTAGATGACTTATTCCAAAAACTATGGGTACGTGGTGGAAATCCAAAAGTTATGTTAACTGGATATGATACATTGATGAGAATTCAACAATTGTTACAAACACAACAAAGATTCATGGAAGAAAGAAGAGTTACACCAACATACAATGGTGTAAAGGGTGTACCCGGTGTTGAAGCGGGATTCGTTGTAGCAACATACAATGGAGTACCAATCATTCCTTCCAAAGATGTAGCAAAAGATAGTCTAAGCAGAATTTATATGCTTGATACAGATTATTTGTACTTTAGTACTGGAATTCCTACACAATATTTTGAAAGTGGTATCGAAACTGGTGACCCGTTTGCAATTAACAGACTAGGTCAAGAAGGGCTTTACAGAACAATGGGTGAAGTATGGACAACTTTCTTTGGAGGTCAAGGTTCAATCCGTGACCTTAAGTGAGGATAAATGGAGAAAAAAAATAAGGAGATGAAAAATTATGGCAACAAGTTTAACACATAGAGGAATAACATATGCACAACCCGGTACTGGAACAGTAACTGTAAATTTAGATTTACAATTACAAGGTGGGGTAGACCAAGATGAAACAGAATGGCAAAAAGGGTTTGGAACAACATATCCCGGTGGTGGAGTAGATGAGTTTTCAGCATCAAACACTGATGGAAGCAACAGATTCAATCCAAGGTTAATTATGTTAACATTAGATAATGCAATGGATGAAGGAGAAACACTTACTCTTTCAGGTCAATGTAGTAAAATTGTATCATTTGTAGCACAAAGAGCAGATGCAACAGCGAATATAGGAATTGTACATACTAGTGATTTAGTACTAACATTCGATATGGAAGCAACTAATGACGGTACAACTGATGATAACACTGCAATGGAACTTTGGCTAGTAGTAGTCTAAGGTGATTCAATTGCCTAAAGTAACATACATGGGACCATTTTACGCTTGTATAAAGCGTGATAAGGCCGCAGGTGAATGGATTAGGGGAGTCCCTGAAGAAGTATCTCAAGAATGGCTTAACACTAACAGGAGAGAACTTTCAGGGAACTTCCTTGTCGAAGGTGATGAGGGCGTTACAACTGATGAATTAAATGATGGAATACCAGATAAAGGATGGACAATTAAGGACATTCGTGCTTGGTTAAAAGAACATGATGCAAACCCTAGTGGATATGCAACAAAGACATCATTATTGAAATCGGTTGATAAAGTTCTTAACCCACCTGAACCTGAGCCAGAACAAGCGGCAGAAGAACAGGCAATTGAAGAAAATAAAGGAGATGAATAATTATGGCATTTAGCACAACAACAGACACAAGAATTCATGTATTGGGAGACCTCTATATGATGACAGGAACTTTCACAGATGGTGGAACAGAAGTATCATTCGCAGACCACTTAAGCAGTGTATTAGCAGCAGGGGGTCATTTGACTTCTATAACTGATACAGGTATTAAAGTAAATAATGGTAATGTAGCCGCTGGTGATACTGTATTAACAGTAGACACAGTAGAAGCAAGGGAACACTTAGCAGCAGGTCAAACTGTTTACAACTCATCAGGTGTTAGACTTGGAGTAATTGCATCAGTTGATTCTGATACTCAAATAACTTTAGCAGCACCGGGGCTTACAGTAGGACATGCTAATAATGAAAATTATTTTATTATGGGCGCTAACAAACCGTCTGAAACTTTAATTTCAACATCATTAGATGTTTCAATAGATGAATCCAACAGTTTAGTAATATTTGAATGCGGAAACAGAAGCGCAACATCTACAGTATCAGTAGAAGATGGTAGATGGTGGATTTTAGGTCAGCGCTAAGGCGGTGACTTAAGATGCCTACAATAGCAACTATAAGATTTGGCGGACCGGGGCCTTATGGCACCAGTGTCTTTGTCAATAACGCATCAGGTTATGCAGCAGAAACTACTAGCGCAATCACAGTAGACGATACTGCTAAAGGTTCAGCAGATGTTAGGACCTTAATTGCAGTAGGGCAAGACGTATTTGCACAAAACACAGCAGTATCAGGTAACCCTGTACAATTCTTAGGAACTACAACAGCAGTAGGTAGTGCTACGGCAATTACATTTAACGATGGTACAGGATTAAGATTTGCAATAGTTGACAATCAAGAATTATTTGTATCAGACCCAAGTTTTATGGCTTATGGTTTGGCTCTTCAAAATGGCTTTACAGCGGCAGATGCTGATGATAAAGTAAATGTTTGTTGGAGTCCACGTAATGAGATTTGTTATACGTTCTTTGCAGGTGCTTGATGAGAGTGAGGGATATGAATGCAGAAGTACAACGCTCTCGGGTTTAAAGAAATTGAAAGACTTGAGAAACGTGGTATTAGACTTGCTGAATCATACGGTAGCGGCTCTGTATTCAATGAAGATAACCCTTTAGAAGGAATCACTAAAAAACAACGTGTCCGCAATAGAAAAGCGGGTGACGTAGTTAATATAAGCGCAGGTACTAGGTGTACTAAGTGCGGGTTACTTTATTTCTGTTGGGCAGAAAAATGTCAGGCTTGTGGAGCAAAATTAGATTTTAATTTAGGAGGAAAAGAATAATGTCAAATATATTAGTCAAGGCTCCTAAAAAGAAAAAGCGTGCGCTTAAACCCGGAGAAGGTGCTAAAAGATTTGGCACCGCAGTCAAAAGGCGTAAAGGTAAACTTGTAGATGTAAGGGCTAGTGAAAGGGAGAAACTAGAAGAACAAGTTAAGAGGCAGATGAATCAAAAAGAATTAGAATTAAGAGATGTTGAAAATGAACACGGTAAAGATTCTCAACAATATAAAGATGCTGTTAATGAATTAAGAGTTTTAGGAGAAAGGGCTGATAGTATTGCTAGACAAACATCAGCACCGGGTGAAGTAGGTTATGAAACTTATACAGATAGACAAGGTAACGTGATTGAGCGTAGACCAGATTCAGAAGATGAGCCCATTGATAGAAAAGAAAGTACGAGGTTAAGTACACAAACAAGAGTAGGGCCCGGTACATCAGGTAAAGCAGCAGAGCACAGACCTGTTAATATTCTAGAAGAGCAAAGAAGAATAAACAAACCTAAAGAAAAAATAGGTGTAATGGGTAGAGGTAAGAGACAAAAGTACGGAGGTGCTGGTCGTGATACTATTAGACCAGCAAGAGCAGACCCTACTGAAACAACAAAACGTAGAGTGTATGACCAAGATTACGGTCAATATGTAAATGAAATGGCTGGTGCTGGGGTTGCTGGTCAAGATAGTGACCCATCTAACCCTACCTTAATTCATAGTGGTGACCCTATGGAGCCTTTTCATACTGACCCAACTTTCAAAGACCTTCATGAAATTATCATGCGTGGTAAAGGGGACCTTCTAACTGACCCAGAAACTGGTAAGAAAAAGCGTGGTAAAGGTTCTACTGAAGGAGCAATCAATCTAAGAGATATGGTAAAGAATCTAATTTATCATAAGGGTGAATTACCTATAGGTATAGGTGAAGAGCGATTTATAGAAGGAGATACAAGTGAAGATGACTTTTATACTACTGGTGGAAAAGGGACAGCATATAAATCTGGCTTGCATTTATTAGAAGACCTTACAGGTATTAAAGGTTTAGAGAAAGAATGGACTGGTTTTAAACCCCGTTCTAAAAAACAAAGACGTAAAAAGGTTAGACCAGAATCAGGTGAATATACTGCAGATGAAGGAAAAGGAGCAGGCTCTGAAAAGCAAATAAGTGCTGCAGAAGAAAAAAATATGTTTCAAGATGGTTTGATAGATACAATTACAAATGCTATAAGAGCAGACCATAATAACATATTAGGTAAGTTAGGCGTGCAGTTAGCATTTCCTAAATCAGCCATGACACCTGAATTTAGAAGTCAGGCGCTAAGAGGAGATGAAGTAAATCTAGGGGCAACAAGGGTTAAAGTTCAAGAATCAGTTGTAGACCCAGCATCTTATGGAACTCAGTTGGGGGCTAATCTTCCACCAAACCATCCAAAAAATAAAGAAAATAGAAGAATTGCACAATTATTAGATGGTATGCTTGTACCAGAAGAAGCACAACAAGATGCAATTAAAAGAATTAAAGATAAAATGCAAGACTTTAATTTTAGTTTACATGATGCGCTGGATGATACTATAGAAGACTTAGAAGATGAAGGGTTAAAGTTTGATGAACCTGAAGTAAGCATAATGGGTGAAAAACTAAAGTTACCTAGTAAAGAGAAAGAAGACCCTTATGCTAATATAAAATTCCCTAAAAGAGTAGGTGTTAGTGGTCAACCTTTAACTGCTACTGGTCAAGCAGTTAGTGATGAAGAAGAGGATGCACGTATGATGGCAATACAGGATGCTAAAGCACGTAGGGCAGCAGCAAAGCCAGATGATGGTCAAAAGCAATTTAATGTAGAGTTTGAACAAGGTGTAAAGGATGTAGGTGCAGCAAATGTATTAAATGATTTAATGCAAAGTGCCACTGAATCTCAATTACCTGTTCAACAAGTGTTTGAAGAACAGTTAGAAAATTTAAGAAATCAAGAAGAACAGGGGCTTATTGATGCTGGCACAGCAAGTAAATTTTCAATAGATTACCAAAATGCTTTGACCAATGCTGGTTATGTAGGTAATGAACCTGAACTAACCCAAGTTACTACAGGTCGTGATGCAGACTTCCAAGAAGATACCTCACAATCCCCATTAACTCAATTACCTAAAGGTTTCCAACCTTTAGATGAAACTGTGGGGCAATTAAAGGAAAGGCAAGGTATAGAGGAACCTCCTGAACTAAGTGTTGACCCAGTAACAGGTGAAGTAATACAAAATTCATTGATAGGGTACTCTTTAGGTGACCAATTGTTAAAATCAATACTGGAGGATATGTGGTCATGCCTATGATATTTTCCCCGGGGGAAGCAGAAACAAGACCTCTTAATCCCGATACAGTAGTATATACAACTGCTCAGAAAGTTGCTGAGTTACTTGGTATTGGACCGGGCGAAGCAGTGTTGGCTAGTGCTGACACCGTTGCTAACGCTGTGTTCGTGACTGGGGCAGATTACCGAGAGCACGGTTTTGTAGTAGGAGATACCATTTTAGTTTACAGTGATGCATATCCTATCGGCTTTACGGGGGAAATTGACACTATTGTCAGTGGAGGTAACAATGGTGTAAAACTTAATCTGAAAGATATAAATTCTTCTGGTAGTGCTACCATTGCTACTCATGTTGACTTGACAGATGTAGCGGTAGCGGACAATACTTACATTCAGAATCAAGCCTCATTTACTAACGGTAAAACAAGAGGTATGAAGCGTAGCACAGTAGAGGCTCGTATATTAGAAATCCAAGATAGGATAGACAATCTTACTCACAATGCATGGAGACCATACTTGGTTAGTGCAGAATACATCAATTTTGATACTTACAAACCTTATAGGAGGAGATATTATACAGATTATGTAGGTACTACCCCCCTATTGTTTAGGAATGTTCAGCAAATGTTGCGTATAGAATTATGGCAAGGTGATGATTATCGTGAGATATGTGGTGCAGAGGCACGTATACAATTACCTGAAGACATAAGAGCGTTAGCGGGTAAATCAATAGTAATGTCTCCGGGTAACGGTTCAGCCGCTGTGTTGACTGCTGGAGCATTAGGAAGTTCTACTACTTCACAATGGTCAGTTGATTTTGACAGAGTAACTAGTGCACAAACTTTTGCTGACCTTGTTAATAAAGAAGACAGGGTTAGTAAAGCAGCAGTTAATTTTTCACCTACATTTACCGTAGAAGGCTCTACTAGTAATGTGGCTGTACATAATGAGTTTTTAGCAACAGCAAATTCAGATTATGGTGCAGGTGAAATAAAGGTAACTAGCATGAGAGAAACTAAAGGTGGAGAGGCTTGCTCTATAGTTACTACAGACAGTAATATAGTTTTGTCACAAACTAAGGTCAATACTGCAACATTCAGTAGCCTTGCTTCCACTACGATTAATGTAGATTCAACGAATGGTTTTGCAAAGGCTGGTGTTTGTGTAGATACTAGTGGAGATGTGTTTAGTTATACAGGTGTGACCGATACTTCATTTACAGGGTGTACTATTGTAGTAGGTAGTGGTCTGTCTGATATTGGTGGTACCCTTACTCAAAATCTTTTCCAATTAGATTTAGTAGGAGGTTCTACTAGTGGAGACCACGCTAGGCTTAAAGATTGGTGGATAGATTCAGAAATGGGTATAATTTACTTTAACAACTCATATCCTTTCTTTGAATGGAATGCTGTAAAGGTATCTTACATTTATGGAGAAAGGTATGTAGAAAAGGCTATTGAAGAAGCCACTACTAAACTAGTAGCCGCTGAATTATTAATGTCAGATGATAGAAGCGTCCTAATTCCAGAAGGCACACAAAATATAGATTTAGCATCTAAGGTACAATTATACAGAAGAGAGGCAAATGAGATTCTAAATAGATATAAAGAGATAGTGATTTTTGGATAGTGAAATTATGGTAGCAACGTGGAACGAAGGTATTGATTCAATAAAGACTATTTTAGAAACTTGGAATCGTGCTAATACTGATAACATTAAACCTGTTATAATTGATGTTGCCAGCGAAGGTCCAGAAAGAGGTAAGCGTTTAGATTTGTCTCGTTCTGATTATATCGTGCTTTATGAAACAGCACACAATGAAGAAGCGCCTGATTTATTTTACAACTACGTTACTACAAGGTTAAACATAACTGTGGATGCACGTACTACAAGAAGCAGGTCTAGAATTCAAAAAATGGAAAATGAAATACGTAGACTCATACATACTAATAGAAAAGGGGACGCAACTAACTTTGATAGATTAGTATTTAAAACAAGAACTGATTTAAGCGATAGGTCAAAGAAGTTGTTTAGGTTCACATTCCAAATAGAGGTAGTGATATTAGGAGAACTAATTCCATGAGGTGACCAAATATGCCAAGTACGTTTTACAAGGGAGATGTCTCAGAAGTTACGATGGGTCATGAGACTGGTATACATATTACACATGGTGACCCTTGTACTTGGACTGCCACTTATAGTGCATCTACCCCTGATTTTAGTACCATTACCTTTGCTGGTATTACTACTAATGCAGGTTTATTTGATGCTACTGGTGTTTTACAAGTACCTCTGGGTATGTTAATTGGTACAAGGTTTTCATTCCATTCAACAGGTAGTGGTAACTTTGTAAACTATAGTTACACAGGTGATGACTCAAGAGTGTTTACAATAGTTGACCATACTTCTACATCAGGACCTACCGTTTTAAAGGTAGTACCTACTATTGATTCTGTAGCATCAATTTCATCTGCAACAGGTGATGTTATGTTTATTCATACTACAGGTGTTCCTTCAATAGAACACTTTCCGGGTAGTGGTTTTGTACACGATAATGCTGCAACTTCTTTAGAAACATCAGCAATTGACCAGTTTATAGGGCTTGCATCCTTTATGACATTGCCTGACACTAAGGTAGAGTTACATCAGCATCATGTAGTAGGGTTGGGTAGACAAACCAGTATACTTCAACCCGGTAGGTTAAGTCATACAGGCGGCTCATTAGAAATGCCTTTACATTCTCCTAGATGGTTGTACTACTGTTTAGGTAGAGAAGTTATTGATGCGCCCTCATTATTGGCTAATGGTTATAGTAAAGCAGGGGATTTGGTAGGAGATGTTCAACCCGGTCAAACATATGTAGATGTTACTGATGATACATTTGGTGGTGACCATACATTGACTGTAGGTGACTACATTTTAATTAAAGATGAAACTAGAGTTCCTACAGTATATCATAAAAATGCAGAAGAAGGTTCTACTGATACTTGGCCCGGTGCATCAAGCGCCAGTAGTTTAGTTTCTGACGCTCACCATTTTGAATCTACAGAAACTCATGAAATTAGAAGAGTAGTAAGTCTAGAACCCATTGGTTCAGATGATTTTAGAGTGTTTATAGATGACCCATTTAATTTTAGCCATGTTGATACAGATGCGGTATATGCTGTTAGATTTGCAGCAGATAATTCCACTGGTAGTCCTCATGTTCATTCTGACAAAAGTATACAAAATCCTGTCAAAAGATTATTATTTTCAGGAGACACAATACCTTCTTTCTGTATAGAGCATTCAGTGCGTAATCGTGACGTAGGTTCACATAGTTATGAGGATGGGGGAGCAGGTACTCCCGGTGGAGCGAATGACAGTAAACAACTTACTCGTGTATTCAAAGGATGTAAAATAGCAGAATTTGAAATATCGTCAACTGTTGATGCTGAACTCAAATTCCGTGCTGTATATGATGCTTTATCTTGTTATACAGATACAGGTAGATTAGAAAGCACACCCGGTGATAGATACATAGCACACAGAATGTTTCAAAACACAGCGGAAACTGCTGTTAAGCGTAAAATATCAGGTATTGCAGACGGTAGTGAAAAGCCGTTTATGTTCTATAATGGGTCAATTGAGATGTTTGGTCAACAAATTGCCAACATAGCGGGCTTTGAATTAAGAGGTAAAACAGGCACTGAATTATATCACGTTACACAGGGTAATCCTATACCTGATGATGTGAATGATGCTGGTAGAACTAAGAAACAAATCCCTTATGGTGGTACTAGAAATGCAGCAATCATCAGAGAAGGTCGTGAAGAGTTTGAAATGGAAGTTGACGTTTACATTGGAGATTCATTATTATGGAATGAGTTAAGGACTCATAGAAATGTAACTGGTACTGTAGGTTCTACAGGTAGTATAATAAATTTAAATTTTACAAAGCCTACTACAGGTAGTACAGGTTCTACACCATCTCTAAGAATATTAGTTGACGATTATGTAATTACAGAAGCACCTATACCTGTGCCTGATGATAAAGGGTTATTACAATCTAAGATTAAATTGAGAATGAAAAACGTAAAGGTAGTATCAGTAGATACTTTGTTCCACTGTTGAGTTGATATTATGCCTATGAAAAGAGCACTACCCCCTGTAAACTGGCCTACTTTTGAAAAGAAAGTAGAGTTAGTAGAGGTAGTGGAAGAAATAGAAATATTTGACCCAGAAGCAGGTAAACCTACTGACAATCCATTTGCTGAAGAAATTATACCCGATGCTCCAGAAAATATAACATTCATTAATAACTACGAAGATATGAAAGTAGTTGAGTTAAAAGATATACTAAAACAAAGAGGGTTACCTACCAAAGGTAACAAACAAGATTTGATTCTAAAATTAGAAGAATCCGATGCTGAAGCCACTGAACAAGTCTCTACAGCAGAGGAAAATGAGGACCCCGCTTGGGTACAGGCGGCTGCCTCAGTATTAGAAGAAGGAGTAAGTAAGTATGAAGAAACACCTAGTGAAAACAACGGAGCAAAAGAAGTATGAGATAGATATATCAGAAGGTAAATTTGAAGTCTTTATAAAAGACTTAACCTTTTTAGATATGCAAATAGCAGCGCAGGCTTTAATGAGAGGAAAGGGATTAGACCTTCCTACTTATTGGGAATATGCTTTTAGAAACTGGGTAACCATACCTACTTTAACTAAAGAAGAAATGATGATGCTTAGCCCTGAAGCGGGTAAAGCAATTAGTGATTTATTACCATCACCAGAGGAGATGATTGGGATGCTGGGTTTTTCCAAAGCGGAGTCAGACTTGTAAAGGATTTTATGAATGGGAGGAAAATACCTGAAAAAGAAAGACTTCGCTTAAATTTAGAATCAATGACTTATGTATTAATGAAAAACTATGGATGGACAATAAGGGATGTGAATAATATGTCGTTAAAAGAATTAGAGCAATCAGTATCTTGGGCAATAGCAATGAACCAAGTGGAGTCTCATAGCGACAAGGGCGAAGGCGTATATCTAAATTATGATAATGTGCCGCCATTGAGGTGAATAAAATGGATGAAAAAATAGACCCTAGAAGTGTAGAAGCAATGAAGACTTTTAGAATGGAAATTGAAAATGCACAAGATAAGTTTAAACTACTAGAAAAGCGAATGGGTAATTTTAACCGTGATATGGATACAGTTAGGGCAAGAACTAGTGATTTTACAAAAGGCTTCAAAGAAATGGGTAAGACAGATGCATTCAAAGATGCTAATAAATCATTAGATGGTTTTCATAATAGTCTAAAAGAAGTTAAGAAATTACAAAAAGAAACCAATACTGCACAAATGGGAGGCCAACAATCTAGAGGAATGCAGTCTGGCACTACTAATAAAGTAGAAATAGGCACAATCAAGATAGATGTTAGTGGTGTAACAGATAAAACTGACAAAGAAAAGTTGGCTAAAGACATTAGCAAAATGGTTGCTAGAGAATTAAAAAGTAAAATGGGTGGACCATTATCGAGTGGTGGGTATAACAGAGGAGCATAAGCATGGTTGATAAGCGTCTAAATAAATTACCAATCAGATTGGTACAGGAAAATGGTAATACCATTTCTTTAGATGCTACTGGTTATAATATAACTGTAGAAAGAGAGCACTCCCAAATACCCATACCTTTGAGAATGGGTCAAAACGTAGGTATAGATTTGAATATGCCTCGTATTCAGTTTGCAGTAACAGGTGTGATTACAGACGATGCTGCTAGTAATGATGCTGGGGAAGGAGCAGTTGCAGAAATTGATGTAGGGTTTTTATCTACAGACTACGGTACTCAATATAGTTCTTTATTACCAAACACATTTGGTTGCGGTGAAATGGACAAATGGGATGGTGGTGATGCTGTATCAGATACAACAGGTTTACCTGTCGTTACAGATGTCAAAGATTTAGATGGCAAATGGTTTGATTTACCGTTAGCACATTGGAGATATACAGGTGGTGATGGTAATACAGGACCGCCTACCACACCTATCGCAGGTATGGCTTTGTGGTTAGATGCTAATGACTTTGCTGAATCTAGTGGTAACACAGAAGTCACTACTTGGACTAACAAAGCACCTTCTAGTGAAGTAGTAGTAACAGGGGAAAGTAACTTATTTGTGACACCATCTTTTACAACTAGTGAATCAAATAAACCTAAAGTACATGCTAAATCTTTTAACGGATTACCTAGTATATATTTTGATGGTAGTTCAGAATGTTATTTAAAAATGAGTACAACTGGTATGAGCCAAGGAAGTCAAAAGTGTGCCCATCAATTAAAAAACCAAACTGTATTTGTAGTTTCTGGTAACGGTCAAAGAGGCGACTCTGAAGATGCAATTATTGATAATAAAGATAGAGAAGATGGGGCAGGCTGGCTTTTGAAAGCATCTTATAAAGCGGGTGCTAATTGGTCTACTCAGTTTGGAGGTAATTTGACATGGGAAGTGCACACTGCAGGCACTGCTCAAGGCTCATTAAGTAGTCCTTATACAACTAATGATGATACTGTAAAAGAAGTACATACTCATAAAGTAGGCTTTGATACAAACTCATTAGGTTTATCAGTATTAAGGTTAGATGCCTCTCCCACACAAGATACTGCAGAGTGTTGGAATAGTAATGGAGGAGCCTTAGCCGAATCAGTTTACTTTACGGAGGGTAATGGGCTTCAAGATATAGCCGCATCAAGTAATCACAAAGTCACTGTTATTGGAGGGGCTGGTACAGATGGTGGAACTGCTAGTAGTAGTAGCACTACCACTGAGGGCTTCATAGGCCATATAGCAGAGGTTTTAATCTACCCAAGAGTATTAAGTGATGGAGATAGGTGGAAAGTAGAAGCCTATCTTATCAATAAATGGGGACTATCCTTTGGAGAAAACTCAACTAACCCTTATAGTTTACCAGCAACAAATAGTAGTGCTGCAAACAATAATTACTATGTTAGGTTTTATTTAAACGCCAATAGGCAGCCTACACCCCAAGAACCATACGGTTATGTTAACAGACCTACATTTTCAGGCTTATCAATTAATACTGGTAGTATTAGTGGTGATACTTATGGGACAACTGGTCTAGAACCCATTGAAGTGTTTGCTAGTTCACCTTCAAATAGAAATTACATATTAGTAGCCTCAACAAGTGATACTGAATTAGGAACACCAGTTATGTTAGGAAGATTACAAAGTTGGACTAGCAATTCAGTTACAATTAGTAGTTCAGGTCACACTAAAGCCTCTACAGGTTTAGAATCATGGAATGCAGGCAATCATTCTTCTTATACTAAAATATGGATATTAAGGATGAATGGCTCACGTGCTATAAAGGAATTTAATGCAGCGAATACTTTTTGGCCTATTCAATTTGAAGATTGGACTGACAGCAGTTCTGATTCTCAAAATAGCCAATACGGTAAACCTGTAGTTGTAATACCAGTTTATGATTTAATGAATCCTCCTGAAACTTATGATAATACTACCATACAAAGAGACTTAGGTGGTGCTAAAAGCCCTATAGAATATTTGGCTTACAAGATAGCAAGGGCAGTTACATTATCAGGAGAAACATCTACTACGGGTATTTTCAGACATGATGTAGCAAAACTAGGTGCTAAACCTGTTAGTAACTTACTAAACGATTCTGGTAGAACTATAGGTACTCCAACTACAGTAGATAAATACAACGCTGTGACACAACCTACAAATTCAGTTACTTTATCTTATTCAGATATATTACAAAACGGTGAGTATATATTTACCGAAAATGCTAGTACACCTGATGTATTTTTAGGTTATGTTAAATCATTTACAGCATCTCAATTAGTTTTAGAAAACACAGCGTTTACCCCTACACAAGGTGCAAAAGTCTTCATTCCTCAAACAAAACTTAGTGATGCATTTAGCGCTAGGGTGGTAAGGGGTGGAGCAGGCACTCAGCATGGTAGAGTTATAATTACACAAAAAGTTGCAGGTGCTTTAACCCCCGGAGAAAATGGAGAAAATCTTAGAATTATTAAAAACAACATGTTATTTTACAAAAGTAATATAGGTTTTATTAAACCCAACTTTAAAAATTTTACAGGAGGTAGGGCAGCATCTAATGTTAAATCAGCAGGTGATAAGGCACAGGATTTAATGGGACTTGCGGCTAATATGCAAAATTTCTACCAAGGTAACTTACCGGGTTTTGTAGGCACTAATAATATATTTACTAAAATTTTAGATGGTGTGATGACTGCTACTGAAACACTTGGTGTTGGCAACAGTATTGCTTTTCAAGATTATATACATGGTATACAAATACCTTATGTTACTACATCTAACATTGCTACAATAGATGAACCTGTTTATCCAATATCTAAGAAAACATCAGTTAGTAGTAATACTGTTATAATAACTGCTAATGAACATGATTTTAAAATAGGTGATACGGTTGAAATTAAAAACTCTTCTAGTTTATTAAACGGTGAACAAATTATAACAGCAGTTGGTAGTGAAAGAGAATTTACTGTTGCTGTAAACACTAGTACAACAGGTGGAACTGCACGTGGAACTGTACAAAGAGTAAACAGTACCAATCGTTTATTAAAAGACCAACGTAATTTTTATATCACTTATGGCTCTAAAAAGTGGATTGAAATGAATGCTGCTAATAATACAACACACGCATCCTCTCCATTTGTACCTTATGAAAATGGACCTAGAATGAGTGGTATAAAAGCAGCAGTTGAGACTTTAGAAGTAAGATTCAATGCAGAAGATAGGCTTTATGAATTTGATTTGGCTATGGCAGCCGTAGACTTTGTGGTGTGATATTATGGCTATAAGAGTAAAATTAATTCGTAGAGATAATAGTGTATTTCCACCTGAGTTACATCCTATTTATTTAGATGTCACAGATTTATCAGTCACAACTGAAAGAAATATATCTGTTTTTTCTATACCAGTAAGTGATGCTAAAAAGATTGGATTGGACCTCAATATACCTAGCACTGTTATTAACATTAGAGGTGTTCTAGCCGATGAAGCAGAAGGGGCTTCTATTTCACAAGGTACACCTGATACTTGTAGAATAAGCACTTTCCCTCTTTATCCAACATTCGCTAGAAATGCAAGTAGTGGTATATCTAGACAGATGGGGGCAATGGACCATAGGTTCTATGCAACCACTACTTCTAAACTTTTTACTCAAGACTCAGGTGCATCAATAAGTAAAACTAGTATAATACAAGCCCATATTAGAAAAACCAAAGCCAACTCACAATTATGGACTGGTATGTCTACTTATTCTAAAACAGGACGGTCAACACATAATTTATTTGCATCTGCAAATAATCAATTATCAGGAGATAGTGTATATAATTCTAACATAAAGTTAGTATCAAGTGGTTTTGTAAGAACTGGCTCTAATACTATGAACCATTCAACTAGTTTACCTACGGGTGAGGGTAGTTTAATATTATCATCGCCTGCCACTAGGGGTTTGGAAATTGGTGAGAAAATATACAGATTAAGTGTTGAAGATTATTTAGATGGTATGGGATTTGCACTCGTACCTTTTCACTGGGCTCATAATGGTAAACCCTCTGCTGTGAGAAAAGGAACTCCTATAGTATTCATATTTGATGGCACTGCTAATTCTGCTTATTCTACACTGGGGAGTTCGGTAAATGCTAGTTTAGTATCAGGTACCAAACTCACTCAACAAAGTGGTAATGTTATACCCACTATCAAGATACCAATTAAAGGTATATTTTCAAACCCAACTAGCGATTCTCCTGTAAACAGTTCTCCATGTGCAGGTTTAGCCAAAGCAATTGAGGCAGCAATTAATAGTAATTTAGAAGTATCAGATTTTGATGTTATATCAACAGGTGGTAAAACTGTGGCACATGCTTTTACTGCCTCTGTTACAGGGACAGGTTCTAATATAAAGGGGGTTGATGTTCAAAGAGATGAAGTTGGTGATGTGTTTGACAAAGAAGGTGGTATTAAAACATCCCATTATGATAATTTAACACCTTTAGAACTTTATGGAGAAGCAGGTACAGGTGGGGTTACATCTAAACCTTCAGATTATGGTGTAGGTAGGATTTATTCTGCAGATACAACAAGTAATTCACCTATAAATGCTACTAAATTTAGTGGGGGTATATCACAAGGTAAGAGTAATGTTGTGCTATCAGCAGGTGATAAAGCACAAAATTTACTTGGTTTATTTGCTAATTCTCCAATTAACAGCCCTACTGAAATAGCGGGTATACAGATACCATATCAATCTCTCATTACATCTAACACTGTTAGTCCTGAAGTAAGAAATTTCTTTTTAACATATGGCTCTATACCAGAAGACCAAAAAACTTCTGTTGGTAATACAAGACCTGCCTCTGAAGTTATGGAAATTTTAAAATTTAAAAATGCAGAAGTAGAAGAAGATACAGCCTCTGATAACGTAATAGACCAACTTTTTGATTCTATGGGAACAGTGGGTGATATATTACAGGGTTTACACACAGTAGTTGGTAATATATTGGGGGATATAGCAATCGCAATAAATGAAGGTTCTATGGGCAATAAAGGTGGGATAAGAATTATAGCGTCTAAACTTGATATTAACTACCAAGCAGGGGACACAGAATATACTTTTAACATGCTATTATCAGCAGTACATCAATCAATATCACCATGAGGAGAAAAATATGACAGTAATTTCAGACCCCGGTTATGCAATGTTCTTTAACGGCATTACAGACGCTGTTATAGTACCTAATGGTTTATTTGCTAAAACAGGTAAAACATTACCCGGTGGAGAAAAATCATTTTCACATTTACAAATATTAGAACAAAGTGAAGTTAATGTTAACAATACTACTACTGTTAATAATTTTACATTAGAGGCTTGGGTTATACCTGACCAAGGTGGTGTAATATTTGAGTATGAAAATTTGTTAAAGTTATCTATCGGTAGCCCTACAGCACCTGCTCCTGTTACTTTAGATATATCACTTAATGCAGTTGAAGGGGGTCATACTTTTAACGAAACTATTTCTTCTGCTAATCCTGTAATTAATAGATATGGTCAAATAAAAGGCTGGGATGGTTTAATATATCCTCATACTTCTTTAGATGCTGTAAATTCATTTGATGCTTACAACACTAATAAGAATAATGTATCAGCATTTACACTGGGTCATAGAGAACTATTACAGGTAGTAGTTACCTTTAACGGTAAAAATTTAGTTATATATGTAAATGGAGAAATAGCAGTAGCCCATGATTTTACAGAGATACACAAATTGGTTTTAAATGATGGTCGTATATTTTTAGGAGGTAGAGGTGGTGAGTTCAGAGGTATTATTGAATCTATACATTGGTCTAAAGGGGCATCTGATATAGCATCAGAGCCTCATGCACCTGTTAAGAGTGATTCTACTCTAGGTCTTTGGAGATTTCAAGAGCCTGTATCACCTGTTGAAACTATTATAACTATACCTACTGTAAGTGCAAGTAATTCCGCTTCAACTATTAACATAGGTGCAACAGCCGCAGCAGATTTAATAAAAACTATATTAGGAGATACATCTACTAGTACTACAAGTTTAGACTTAACTGCATCACCCCATTCTAATGGTTCTTATAAAGCGGCTAGATATACAGACGGGGCTACTTCTACTGTTAGTATACCCCATGTCCCTTATAATTTACTTATCAACCCTTTAGGGTATGACCGCACAACAGGTAAACCCAATAATTTACCACCTGAAAGAGTTAGAATTAAAAGTATAGATAGTAGTGCGGGCACTATCATCATTGAGAGTATACACCTTGATTATGTGGCTAGTACTTCTACAGGAAGAAGAGGTTTAATTCATACCCGTACATCTACATCTGAAGCAGTTTTAATTATGGGAGATTGTTTAATTGACAACGGTATGGGTGAGCCCCATCAACCATCAGGGACGGCTACACAGTTTGCTTACAGAGCAGGTCAGGTTATAATTGATGAAAGTATATATGAAAACCACGGTATAGTTACATCTTTAGATATGGCAGTTAGAGAAACCATAGGTAGATTAAGTGAAACTATAAATAACAATAATCAATATAATGCTGTAGTTACAGGTATATCAGATTCATTGACACCAGTAGTTGATAAAAAGTTACTAATTGGTCATACAGGTAGACACTACCTAAACCATGTAAAAAGCAATCCTTACATGGGTATATTACCTAACCCTGTAAATGAATCTATAACTCAAAAAGTAGATGGTATATCTGATGTATTTGAAGTACAATTCCCAGACCATTACTCTACTGTAAGAGACCAAGTAGCAATGAACTCCCAAATATCTCTTTATGATACAAAGCCTTCACAAAGTGTGACATCTGTGGTTTCTAGTTCTGATGCATTTATGGCTATTGAAAACGGTATGGCTGGTTTGCAAACTAGTTCTAGAAGTCTATTAGCAATAGGTGGAGTAGGTATTAAAGATAATAGCACCTCTATCCAATTTGACCCTTTACCATTTATATTAAAATCTTTAAATGGTCATAACTTAACAAATATATCTAATGATATAAATTCTAAAACTTATATTAAACACTTAACTCCTGTTTCAGAGTCAAGAATAGCGTTATTAGAAGTTCCTAGTTTAACAGACGAAGGGTATGCTCCTTTCATAGAAGTACATTACAACGCTATCGACATGACAGGTGAGACTGTAAAATACGCTGCTAGTGATAAAATTAGCGCAGATATAAGTACTAATGTATATGTTACTTGCACCAATGTCAAACCATTTGGTAAAGATGGTTCTACTATACCTGCAACTGAATTAGTAATTAATGATGAGCCCGCTGTATTTGATGTAGGTTCAGCGGTAATTGCTACTATTAGCCACTCAGATAATCGGTTGACCTTTTCTTTACCCGGTGGCTCTTTTGCATCAGCAGACTTTAACTCTGCATTTAAGACACTAGCCGTAACTGGTAATATTGTTAAAAGAAAATTAAATGGTGGTGTATTATTAGTTGAAAAAACATTACCTGATGTTAGTACGGTTTTGTCTTCAGGAAGTCAAATTATAGATATAGTGCACAGTGATTTAAATTCTTCAGATAAAATTACTAGGCTACACGCACCCGGTGGTATAATAGAATTTCAGTCTACTTCTGAATTTAGTTTAGACTCTGGAGATTTTAATGGTGATGATACAGGAGGAGTAGATTATGAAAATAATGGGCAAGATTCAGTAGATACTAGCCAAACGCCTGCTAATTACTTCCCATCACATTCTGGAGACATAGGTCAACTTAACCCAACAGGTGTTACAACTGCAAATGTAAACAATACTACCCACAATTCTGTATTTAATCAATTGACAATAGGGCAATCTTCTAGTGATTCTGAGAGAACATTAGGATTTGATGGTATAAAAATAGGAGAAAAACCAGACCTTGATTACTCTACAGGTGTATATGTAGATTCTTTCCGTTGTAGAAGTGTAGCGCTAGGCGACACAGAAATACCTGTATATGGAGAAAGCGCTGTATCTCACTTCGCAGTTGGTGGTAAAGCATTCAATAGTAGAGGAACAGAATTAGGGACTATATCTGCTGTTACTCACACTTTAATAACATTTAGCAGTGGTATTTTAAAAGAAGTTTTAGCAAAAGAGGAAATTTACAACCAACCACCTTGGAGGCCACCACCCCCTTCTACAGGTGGGCGTGGAGGAACACATGGTGGGTTTGATATTATTGATTCAGTAAGTAATAGTGGTGGTTATAAAATATTTGTTCAACCATCTGATAAAACTAAACACTCTCAGTTAAGTAAATTAAAAGTAGATGACAAGTTCAATATTCATTATTTAATGTCTAAAGGTAGATTATTGTCTTTTGGAAGTGATAATAACTCTAATGTTACTATGGTTTGCCATGGAGTAAATAGTGACATTGCAGGCACCTCTATTGATTTAGAGGCATCTGGCTCACCAGATTCTCATATTGTAAAAGAGATTATGCCGGGAGCGCCTGTTGTAACTGTTACATTAGGAGGCCCCGGGCAAGGTGCACTAAACACCAAAGATACTTGGGACCCATCTGCACTATCAAGATTAGGTTGGAATACACGTAGAGATAATTCAACTAAAGTTGTAAGTCATACCACAGGAAGCCCTTCTAGCATTACAGTAAATCCTCTTAACAATAATTCAGATGCGCTTGCATCTTGGGGAGCGTATGGTTTTCCCACAGTAGGTAGATTGTATTTACCAGTTAGAGATACAAATAGATTAACAAGTTCTGACATATCAATTACAGAATCTCCTCCTAAATTTGCATCAGTATCTTATACTTCTAGAACAGGTAATGTGTTTACATTAGTAGCGGGCACAGGTCATCTTGGTAAAGGAGATTATATTCTTGCAGATGGGACAGAAGCAGATAGTTTTGCGGCTTGGGTTTCAGCAACTGGTTTTACGTCAGGTGCTATATTACAATTAGATGATAAATTCAACCCTGATAATATATGTGCAGATGGTACAACAGTTAATGATAGGTTATTTCAATCTGTGAGTAGTGTACAGCATGATTATCAGTTAGGTACACAATATGCAAGCACTCGGGCTATGGTAGAAATACCACTATTTGAGGAGTTTTTCTTTGATGATATAGAACGTGGTATATTCCCGGGCCCTGATAACAGTATGAGATTACATGTTGATGCTACATATACAGCGCACAGTTGGGCACCCAATCCTGTAGGTAGACGAGCAGATGCAATTCTACCACAGGACCCTGAAGTAAATAGTGCATATTCTTATGCAATTAATACAAATGCTCACCGTTCTGGTACTAAAATTGTAAAACCTTATGATACGGCTGACCGTAGAGTGTTTTTAGAAAATGCTAAGGTATTCCCTAATCCTCAAACTAGTGCTGCCGCTGTTGCAGGTATATCAGGTAGTATAAGACCAAGAAGGGCCTATCTACCTAATGGAGAATGGGTGCTGTATGAAAGTGTAGATACTTCAAATCATTATCTACAAATATGGGGTGGTACAGGTGGAGATAATTATGCCACAAATGTATTTTCTAAAAACTTCCTAAGAGATTTAGAAGTAGGTGCTATGCTTACACCTGCCCCGGGAATACAAGATTCTAACTACGAAACAATAGCAGATAACCCATTACTATCTAGTGTAGGTTATGAAGGAAGAAGACCTTATTATTTTGACAGGGCTAACATGATGACACAAGGTGGCAATGTAGATTATGGTATGAAACAATATGCATCCGCTGTAGAGTTTAGAGCAGGTCCTACCACTAACCCTCATCTTGACAGAATAAAATCAGGTTTGGCTAAGACAAAGGTTGTATCATTTGCAGGTAGTGATTTAGTATTAGAGGATGCATCTAATTTCCCATTGGCTGGTACAACTAACACTTATGAAATAAGGTTGGCTTGGGTTGATGAATCAGGTACTGCTAAATACGCTTATTATGCAACAAGGTCAGGTAATACTATTGCTCTATCTAATACAGGTGATTGGGCATCCGCCCCACCTGCTGTAGGAACTGAAATAATTGCTTGGGACTTTTATAGCAGAACTGCATTAAGCAGTAATGCTGAACCTATATCATTAAATGAGCCTTGGGACAATGGTCATTTAGGTATTATTAATTTAGCATGGGCTAACCCTTATGCTCCCGGTGGATTAAGGCACGGTGATACTGTATGGATGAATATGCATTATACTAATCCACATGCAATTGAAGGTTACTTTTGTAAAAGTAGAGGTGTGCTTAATGAAAACATAGTACATACTGAATTTAATGGTGGTAAAGCCTCTACAAATAGTAACCCTAGAGATAGTGTGCCTTTAGAAAACTTTTTAATTGGTAATACTTGTATAGAAACTGCTAAAAACTTTGCACAACATGTAAACAAAAGTATTGAATTACATAAATTGTGTATAGCATCTGACGTACAGAATACTAGTGCAAACAGAGATAGACCCATGGTTGCATTTATCGACCCTTATCAATGTACAGAGGAGTTTACACGTGTACTACTCTACGATGTAGCGCATGATAGAGAATTTATTGCTTTCCAAGATATATGGATGCAAGTACAATCTTCCCCTGATGCTGTAAAAATAGGTAGTGCTACAGGCCCTAATGTAGGCGGAGTATTTGCCAATACATCTGATGAAGCAAATGCAGCCGTAAGCCTATTAGATGTTCCTCCCGGATATGCAAGTCAGAATAAACACTTTACTAGTGCCTCACAAAGGTCAGAATTTATAGAATCTACTTATGCTCATGCATTTGATACAACTAACAGAGGTTCTGCTTTCCCTACAGGTAATGTAAATCATGGTCATAACCCTGATATAGGCTCTAACGGTATTACACCTCGTACAAATGATGCTGTTATTAGTGGTACATATGCTTATGAAAAGCATTTACAAGTAAATGCAAGCAATAGTAGTTATAGAGAGCAATCCACTTTCTTTGATACACCTGACGGTACAAGGGTAATACCTGCTTTCTTAGCATTAAAGGGTATCAGGAACTCAAAATTATCTTTAACAAATCATAAAGAATCTAGATTACAATACTTAAAGCACTGGACAGATATGGATTTTGTACGTAGACTATCTGTAGATTTAGGAGAGGTTGGTGTTAAAGAAGGTGTTACTGATATAGAAGCAGCGGCTAATGAAGTTGTTAGGTTAATTAATCAAGCGGGTGCTAAAAATGGACAAAGTCATGCAAGAAGACCTGCTGACCAATATTTAGGAGAAAGTGAAAGATTTGACCTTACTTCTGTAGGGGTAAAGGGAGATAGTACAAACCGATTGAAAGACCCAACTGCACCTCATCAAAACGCAGATTTTTCTGCAAGTGGTTCCACTCATGACCCTGCTCCTTTCTGGGATGATTCTTCAGCATTTACTAGCCATGATAGGGGCACACACATGGGTTATGTTAGAGCACATTTAGGTAGGGTTGTTTTAGATACTAATGGTAATAAAGGATTTAGTATTATTATTCACAGTACTATACCCGGTGCTAGTGGTAGAAATTTCTGTACTTGGTTAGACAATAGTAAAGCACAAACACCTTACCAACCTCAGTTTTTAATTGGGCATGGTGGTCGTATGCGTAACTACTGGTGCCAACCGGGAGAAATTGCTGGGGAAAATATGCACCCTGCTCCTATGCCAATTAACAGACATGGTAGACCATTTGCCCCTATTACAACATTAAAGGAGATGTTACCTCCTGAAGAAGTAGAAGAAGGATTCCGTAACAATATGGATTTAGGTTCAGATTATGATGGTACAAGTACATTATTAGTTACACAGGGACCTGAACTAGCGACTGGTAGAGGCTCAAATACAGTGTTGTCAGAATCTTTTGAGACCAAAAATCCAGACTCTGTATTAGTTAATGGGTTGAGAGTAGGCACTCAAGCCAAAGCAAGAATAAATTTTGGTGGTATGACACAAGCGGGTATACCCGGGTGGGGACCTGATTGTTCCAAATGGGGATTCCCTGCAGATGCTAGTTCTGCTAGGTTTAATTCTGTATATGGAGAAGTAGCGGGTGTTACAAATGCTCTAATTACTACTACTACAGTTGCTCCTCATATCCCTAATGAAGATTTAAAACCATATAATATAGGCAATAACCCATTTTATGGTATAAGATTTGTAGACCATAGAGGTAAATCACACACTATCAGAATGGTATACAGAGAATATGGTCAAAGAATAGGAGACGGTAATAAAATATTACCACCTACAATAGATGATGAAATAGTAATTTGGTTTGATGATAGAGATGTAGGCCAAGGTGGATTTACAATTGGAAGGCACATGGTAGGAAAAGGAGATGCTTGTGGTAGAGTAACAGCAGGTGCAGAAAAATTACGTAAAGGTAACAGATGGCAAACTTACCCTTCACCTGCTGTTGGAATATCAGCGGCTGTAACATATGATAGCACTAATAATAATCTAGAGTTAGTATTAGCAGACCCATATGATAATGGAGGAGAGTTATCCAGTTCTGATGTATTAGGTTATCTTGGTTTTCCTGAAGAAGGTGTAATAGAACTTAATACAGCAAGTGGTAATACAGGAGTAATAGTATCGTATTCATCTAGAAGTCATTATGATAAAGATGGTGGGGGAAGCAATAAACACTTCTTTTACGACATAACTCATAGAGCAGGCACCATTAGTGATGCCACCTATTTAGTAAGCCCAAGGGTCAATTGGACAAGTTTACTTACAGATGAAGTAATCGCTGCCGCAGTTGAGCACGCTATTAAAATGGATGACCCTAACAGTGATAGATTGGAAGACACATCTTTTGACTGTAGAAATATGTATGCAGCCGATGGTAAGACATTAGGTGAATGGGGTGTAGGTAAAAATGCCATTAGAGTAAAAGCCCACGCTAAAGGAGTAATGCCTTTAAGACATTTATTCGATGTAACCAAAGGTAAAGATTGGGGTCTACAGGGAGGTGCCTCAGAAGCATCAGCGGTGGGCGCTAATCATTTAGGTGGACTCAGCACTACAGAAATAGATGATGGTAAAAGGTTAGATGTTGGTTATATTCCTGAAACTGTATTACATATTACAACTAAGTATAGAGGCTCTAATGCTAACACCGCTACACCTGTATTAGTTAATTCTCAGAATAATGTAGTGAGCACGGAAGTATGGCAACAAAATCTAAGAGGTGAAAAATACAGAAGACACGAAGGTGACCATATCATACCATCAATTAATAATTACATGATAGATGTAGATGATGGTAATATGACTAGTTCTTTACTTACAGTCAGTTCTGAAAATTTCTTTTTATTCGTAACACCGGGTTCTACTAACGTGGCTGCATCTTGGGGAGAAAGAGTTACTGCTTGGATAAATGACGAAGACTTTACTATTGTGGAATCTAAAACTGATGCCTCTGGTAATAATTATGCTGCTTTAAATTTAAAATTTGCATCTACGGATAATTCTACTAATTTTGAAACGACAAGAAATGCTTTAGATGCTACTCATTCACTTGATAATATAGTGTTTTCAAGATATGGTGCTGTAAAGAATAGTATGAAAGTGGATGGCATTCGTAGAGCAGGTAGCACAAGGTCTAGCCCATTCTTATATTTTAGAGGGGCTAGAGACAGCCCTGACCATTGGGTACCACTATTCTTTGGTGGTGGTTTCTCTGGAGTTGTTATGGATATTAATGACGGCTCTAACAATGATTATTCTGATTTCTACACACACCCTTATTCTAGTGGACCAACAGGTTGCACAGGTCTTCAAAACATAGGTGAGAATTCTGGTGCATTTACACTACTTGATGCTAATGCTATGTTAGCAATGTTTCCGGGAACAGCATATCTAGACCAACATAAAGGAGATGTTGCACCTCCTTTCTTTAACCAAGATGCTTTATTGTCTTTTGATTTAAACGCAGGTCAAAGTGGTTCTACAGCACATACAGGTGTAACATATGGAACTGACGCATCTGATGCAGATAGAGTAAAAGTAACAAGACCTAGTCCTGTTATAATTAGGTTCGCACATCCTCACGCTAGGTATAATCAAGGTATAGGTACGAGTAGTTTTGATGTTAATGAGCAAACTCATACTACTTACATGATATTTGGCCCGGGGCAATCTATACCACACAACACGGCTGCTACAGAACCATTACCATCTACTAGAATAACAACGGCTGGTAATTTGTATAGTGTACCCGTACATACTTCACAAGGTAGCAGTTATGAAACATTCCTACCAAATCCTATTCACAACGGTGGAGATGCAATGTCTGGTACAAAGGCATATCTTCCTAATAGTTTTACTTACCAAATTAATAACTTAGAAGGTTGGAACTATGTAATGAATTGGGAGCCTGCTCAAGGCAGTCCTAATCTAATATCAGGTGTACATAGTAGTAATGCTGTAGGTTATAGACACGATGCAGCAACATCTGGTAGATTTTTATCAGATTATGTAGTTGATGGTAGTAATAAAAATACACCTTATGCTCATACTTTTACTTCTAATGGTGTGCAAAATGCAGCAGGTACAGCCTTTGGAGCAAGTGGTTTATCCACCACTCGTTTAGCAAGTATGTGTTGGTATATGGACGGTGGATACCACCCCGGTGGAAACTTTTTAGATAACCACGTACTGAGAAATCCTAACCACCCTGTAACTGGGATAAAAGCAATGAATAGTTCTGGGGCAAGTACTAATGAGGCTAATTACAATGCCACTTCATTCAGAGTCGCTGCTCAGTTGGCTACTGCATATGGTGCAACAGCATCTACATCTTTGTACTCGGATTATATGATTGTTGATGCAACACGCTGTCAAAACGCAGAGGAACTAGCCGCTGTAGTAGCAGCCGCTATCAATACATACCCGGGCTCTGACCCGCTGAAGGCTATTGGTGGTACTTTCTTACCATCTTTCCAAACTGGTCACAATCAAGATAAATATGGTTGGTATAAATTATCTGGTTGTGCTTATGTAGCACATAGTGGTAGTACAGCGGGTTATATCACCATGGCCGCAAGTGGTGCTAAACCTATACCTGAATATGGCTGGCTAAGGATAGTTAAGAAAGATGGTGGAGGTGTTTTCTATGCACCTTATATTACATACAATTCTGGTACAGGTGTATTTACTTTAGCCAAACATTCGATGATGGCTGACACAGACCCAAGAAATCCATATGATAATAGTGAAATGGCTGCCTTTTCTAACGATGCTGCTCATGAGGTATATGTCTGGTCAAAAACAGGCACCCATCAATATAACAACAGAGGTAGCGACAGTACTACTCGTTTGCATATGACTCAAGTTCACTTTAGTGGGTTAGTTGATGCTGTTGACAGAACTAAACCAGTAGGTGCTGTAGGTTGGCATGGAGAAGCATATTCCTATCTAAATTCCTATTCTAATGATGTTTTACAAAATCCAGCAGGTAAAGGAGCATGGCATAGTTTCCTTGGGTTTAGCCCCTATGGACCTGCTGACAATTGTTTTGGGGCATCTTTACCAGCAAGTGGTAGTGATGCTAGTTCTGCTTTGTTAAATGATTTCTGTTCAATGAATTTATCAAGCAGGCATCTAATTGCAGTAACTCATGAAAGTGAATTACCACTTATCGCTAAAGCAGATAGAGATGGGGTTTTATGCACAGGAGACTGGATATATGTTAGGGCGGCTGTTCCTAGTGGGTTAACTAACACATCAGGTACAGGTCATGCTTTATACCCTAATAACCCTCAGTTTTCGCATCCTGTTTCTCAATCAACTAATAACCACTTAGCGAGTGCTGGTACTACTTTAGTAGACACCACAAAGGTGTTTAACAAATCCCGTTATGTTGGCCCTGCAACAGGAGGACCTAATGTAGAAGCCTTAATACATACTTCTCAAACTTTACCTTGGAACAGTGCTACTTATCCTGATACTGCTAACGAAGATTATTGGCACGCTAACGCTACTAACGCTACTTTAGAATTAGCAACCCCTTGTCAAAGCCCAACTGGTGATTTATTTTGGGATGTTGACATGGTCCCCGGTATGAGAAAGCATGAGTTAGATTCTGCAGATGTAAGAAAAGATTGTATTAGTGCATTTAATTCAGTGCAAGCAGACAGCCCTCAAATTAGCGGGCCTTATTATGGATTACATGGCTTCTATAAACATAGGTCAGCGGCTCAAAATTTCAATGTAGAGCACATAGTTTGGAAACGAATGGATGGAGGAAATTTAAATATGCCTTCTGCTAATTCTCGTGGATTAGGTATGGTGCCAAGAACTGCACGTACAACATCTGCTGGGGCACTATCACACATTGAGCATGAAACAATATATGGAAACTGTAGATTTAGTTTTGAAACAACTAACTCTGCCATGTTCCCTATTATACAAGCACAAGAAATATCTCACCCACAAGTAGCACAACAGCATCCATTTGAAGTTAGAAATGCTTTGGCTATACCTAATGAAGATTTACAATTCCAAGAAATGGTAGTTACAGATGATACAGGTCAAACCCATACAATAGAAGGTGGTTCGCCATTTGGCACAATTATTTATGATTTTAGACATGTATCTGATAGAGAAATAGACGGGCTTTCACCTTCTATTGCAGGCACTGGTTTAACACCTAATATGAAAATTAAACTACCAGACCCTGATGATATACCGGGTAATATAATCATTAGGTCAGGGTTTGATAGAATACAGGCTGACCAAAGTGAAACTTGGGGTAGTGGTGGTATGAACTTTAATTGGAATAGTATCACAAGCACATCCGATTCTAATTTTACAAAAATAACATCACCATTTAGTGGTTACATGAAAGGACCACGTGCTTACCCTAATTGGGAAAATTTAGGCTGGGAGCATATTTCACAAACAATGACTGATGGTACACCAGTTACTGATTTTCCATTTTCTAATATTGATAACTTTTCTTCTCACACTAATGACTATGCTTCGTTAATAACCACTTATGAAGCACACGATAGGGCTTTGTATTTTCATATAACTAAGATGGGGCATAGTTCTACAAAAAGAGAAAGCAAAGGTAATTTAACATACGGTACTGGACTTAGTAGCACTAACTTTGTAGCAGCAACTGGCCCTACTCTTACAACAGATGAAGCCAATGCTATATGGAATGATACTGCTGAAAACTCAGGTGGTAGAAGATTCTTTAGAGTTGAAGATACATCGACTGGAAAATCTACATTATGCTCTTATACGGGTTATACACATTCTACTTTTACCTTTGCGGGTGTGGTTACAGCACCTAACTATGATGAATTTATAGCAGATGCTAGTACGAGCGACATTAAAATATACCCTTCTTACTATGTACCTGCTGGTACAACTAGGTTCTTTGCATCTAGAAGACTAAGAGACCATAGTGAGTTTAGTGGTAATAGTCCAGATATGCCTAACACAGATTGGGAGAACATAGCGGGTACTTCAGTTAAATCACAGTTGACAACCCAAAAATTAACACCCATACCTATACCTCGTATGGGTCATAATTATGTTACACCAACAATGGCTATTATGCCCGGGCATTATGCCCACCCTGCTTACCAACGTATGTTTGATTTACATCAATCATGTAAACTTGCTGAAAATCAATCAACAGAATACTTAGAAGCAGATATAACATCACCTACGGACTCAGGTAATAATTTATCTTACTTACATCCTTTAATTTGGTTTTCAACACCTACTGCTGCTCACAGCCCTAGTGATATACATGGTGGTGCATTTACATTATTAACTGAAACTAAAATTAAATACGAAGGTTATGGTATAGCAGCCAGTGTTGGTGATGCTGGTGCTATAAACGCACAAGGTGGTCATAGTATAGTATTAGAAGCAGCGGGTGCTTATACACTTAACCAGCACTTCCCTGACCCTATGGAAACAGGAGCCTATCAAATTATAATCCAACCTAATTTATTTTCTGCACAAATAACAGGTTTTCATAATAATGCTAGTAGTGCCACATTAGCACCTTCTCAAACATCAAGTTATACTTCAAGCCTTACAACCCAACAGGTAAACACAGTTATAGCAATTGAACATGATGTAAGTGGTTTATACGGGGCATATACATTAGTTTTAGCAGAGGCTACTATGGCTGACATTAGAGGCTGTGAAATAATAATTAACGAAGTAATGTTAGATATGGAACCAGATGCAGGTAGCCAGTTTACCAATATACCTACACTAGGTTTATACAATTCTCTAGGTGTTAATGAAAATACATCACCTCATTTTACTCGTAGAAGTTTACCTTATCACCCTAACATGTTCCAAAAGGCTACCCCGGGATATACACTAACCGTACCTTGGTGGTCAGTAGTTCATAGTGAAGGTGTAAACTCCGTAGCAGCATCAAGATGGCGTAATTTAGAATGGTTAAAACCTGACAACTATTATGAAGTATCCCGTAACACATTTGGAGCAATTGGTGGTCAAATAACTTTAGGTGGTTACCCATCTAGTTACTTGGATGTGTATGAAAATCATTATAGAAACAGAAGTTTAACTCCTGTATGTACTGTTTGGGAAGACAGTAACCAAATAAGAACAGATACAGTTTACTTAACAGTTGCAACTAACCATTCAGCAGGTAGTGCTGCTACCTTTGGAGGCAATCCTAAAATTATTAAATTAGAAAATGCTGCTGACATGAATAAAATATCTGTAGGTATGACTGTTACAGGTACAGGGATTGCCGCTAATAGTTATGTTACACAGATAGATAGTGACACTTTGTTCAGAGTTAATAATGATACTACTGCTACTAATTCATTAATAGAACTTACATTCACATATTACAAAATAGCAGTTAATAATGCTGATTTATTCCCAGTTCGTCCAAGTTACGGTGAATATCTTGAATATACTGATAGTAGTGGTAAAAGAAGGTTGGCAACTTACTTGTATAGAACAGGGGCAACTAGTGATGCTAATTCTCCTACAGAAACATTAGCAAAGTCAGATTATTTTATAGGGGTAGTAGGTTGGGAAAATGGTGTACCATCAGATAACTTTTCAACAGTTCTAGATGCAATGGTTTCAGCATCTGGTCCTAACCGTGTATACCTTAAATTATCAGGGCCATATGACAATAGAGAAGCAGGTGAAATTTATACTAATTCTGATAAAAGCATTGCTACAAGAACATTACCTCAATTACTACATGGCACTAGAGATACTAATAGTCTACACAGCCCTGATGCATTTTTATGTGCTTGGCACCCTAATTTAGGAAGGCCATTTACTTGGTACAGTGATGATAGTAGTAGAGGATTTTACGATAAAAATGGAGCAGCAGATACGCCTGTTGACAAAGTTGGTTATAACAATATACCTGAGCACTTTGAAACTATACATTATCATGACTTCTTCTATGCAGCAAGTAAAGGGCCTTTCAATTTATCTATGACTGCACCTGCTCCCCCTAGCATAGCCGCTAATGGAACAGCCATTAACAATACAGGTGCATCTAGCACTGCTGCTGTCATAGATGCTATAGTGGATGGCTCTGTTACTCTCAACCCACAAGGTGGTAATTACCAATCAGTGGCTAGAATTAAGTGTTTATCAGCAGATGATGCCGACTATGATGCTAAAGTAATTACAATAACATCTACAGATGGTACTGTTAGGGCTTATACATTTGATGATGGTGCTGCTCCTACTGACACAGCGGTTGTAGGAACAGGCACTGAAAGAATTGTAAGAATACAAAATGATGCTACTGCTAGTGCTATAGCAATGCGATTAAAAATGGCAATTGAGCACAGTGATGGTCATAATGGTAAGATATTAGTTGAAATAACCGATGACGATAATACTCTTAATACAGATACAACTCCAGATACTCTATTATTAACACAGGCAACTGCTGGCAGTGCTGGTAATGTAACTATTTCCTCCACTGCTGCTACAAGTACACTAACTGTAACAGGATTTACAGACGGGAATCAGTATAATTACATAGGGTTCTGGCCCGGTGGAAGTAGAGGAGGGCCTGCTGTAAGCCGATTAGATGGGTTTGCAGACGCTATGGTAGGTTGGGGACCGCTTACAAGTTTAGACTGCTTTGGGTACAAAGATTCATCAATTACAAGCACTTCAACAGAAGGTATATCCAAATTAACTTATAATAAAGTCAATTCATTATCAGATTATGAAAGAAACAGGTGTTTTGGCTATAGGTTTGGGCTGAGACAGCCGTATAACCGCCCAAGGTGGTCTATATACACAAGAGCCTTTTTAGAGATAGCCCCGTATATAATTCAAATTAGAACAGGCACTATTGGTGATATTAATGGTGAATCTATAACTATTAAATCTACAATAGATGACAGAATTAGAAAATATGTATTTGATAGTAGTGGTTCTTACGCATCAGGTGATTACAAAGATGCTAATGAATCTATACCTGAAATATATGTAAATACAAATGGTGAAACAACCAAAGGTGGTATTAGATTAGAATTACAAACAGCAGTTACTAGTGCAAACGGTCATGGTAATACTGTTGCTGTAAAAAACAACCCTACTCAGATAGCCGTTGGAGACCAAGCGGGTTGGTTAATATTAGATAATATAGCATGGGCACACACAGACGCTGATATTTCACATATAGCCCAGTATAATATAGCAGGTGCATCAAACCAAGTTATACAAGATAATGTCATGTTGACTAATAACTCTGCAGGCTATCATAATGGTCCTTTTGTACAAAGTGAAGCATATACATCTACTTATCTAGGAGCAGGTTCAGGTTTTGAAACAATTGTTAGTACAGAATATTCATCAAACTCTTTGATATCTGTTCAACAGGGTATACTAGGAAGATTAACTCAAATTACTGCTCTGTTAAACGAAGACCAACTAAGTAGACAAGTCAGATATAGTGATGGTAGAAGAATAACTAGACCATTTGGTTGCCCAGTGCGCACCATTAGAAACTCATCGAGTGTTAGAAGGTTATATCCCGGGGATGATGCGGGTAAAGGTATAGACGAACTTGCTAGTGCTCACCGTTACTACATGGTAGACTGGTGGGGTAACACTCGTGGGGAAGATGTACGTAGATTCCCTGCACGTGGTTTTGGAATAAGACCCGCTTGGGACCCTGAAGATGCTTACTTAGATGTTAATGTAGGTGACCGTATAACCACTGATATCTTCAAAGGGGACTTAACAGACAGGTTAAGTGGTGAAGATAACACAACTAATAATGACGTTGCTAATATGAGTAAAGTAGATTGGTTCAATCCACAAACTGCACTTAGAGTAGGAGATAGAGGTGACGGTAGAGGAGTAAGATGGCCTACTGTATTCAATGAAAGTATGTTACACGATATATCAAACGCTGCATCAGCCACAGGTATGGTATTATCTGCTAATACAGCAGAGCCTAATTTTGGAAAAGGAATGATTAGGGCTAGTAATGATGCACCCGCTGATACAGAAATTAAACGTGGAATTAGTGATAGACTTAGTATAGCAGATGATTACGGTTTATTAAAACCAGAGGCAAGTGTAAGTAGAAGAATTGAAACTTTAACAGGTACATTTAGTTATGCAGTTGACTTGTTTGAACCTGTATCTAGGTCTGCTCCAAGGATAGGTATAGATGCAGATAATTTAGGTGATTTAAGAACGGGTCAAAAAAGAGAATATGTAGCCATAGGTACACAAGCATACAGTCTTCATACTGACAGAGAAATAGGTCAAAGAGCAGCACTAGGTGGTTCTTACACAGGTGGTAATAGAATATTACTAAACTTAGATATGACATCTATGAGTTGGGCAAGTCAACCTACTAACGCTGTTATAAAATCATCTAACTGTTATACAATATGGCCTTTAGGAGGAACCTATGTTTTAGAAGTAAGTAATTACGCAGAGCCGTTTGATGACACAGGTTGGGGTAATCTAACAGCCAGTACACCTTCTGGAAACCCTTACCAAGACAGTAACCACAGTCCTAAAACTAGAACTAATATTTATGATAAATCAATTAAATTTATGCTGAGACCTAGTAGAGCGTTGGATAATACACACATGCAGATGTTTAGACATGCACCTGCTGTAAAGACTGCCGCACCTCAAAGTCAATCTAAAGCAAGGGCCACAATTACATTTTCAGGTGCTTGTAGTGTAGACCAAGCAATCACTTTAATATCAACGGATGGCACATCTAAAACATATACTGCTAAAGGTAGTACAACTGCTGGTAGTTTACAGTTTATTAACACAGATGCAATTGCAGCGGCTACTGCATTAAAAACTTGCATAGAAAATGCAGCAGGTCATCAAAATAAAATCACTGTAGAGCAACATAGTGATGGTACAGGTATAGGTAAAAACAGGTTAACTCTAACACAGGTGACTGTCGGCTCAGCAGGTAACACTACTATAACTGAAAATCTAGATAATGTAACTGTAACTAATTTCTTATATGGCTCTGATAATGGGAATAACTTTTACCGTGCTACATCAGGTGGTAAATATGGAATGTTCAATCTACAAGCAATTAGTGCCCGTACAGCAAGAACATATTCTCCAGTATATGCATTAGCACCAGCCACCAGTTTAACAGTGCCTGTTGCACATGGCCCTCTAATCACAGGGGCTATGACATCTGATTTCTTATCGACTAGAAAGGAAACTGACGCTAAGGCTAAAGCCGTTATTACGATAACAGATTATAGCGAATTGAATAATGGAGATATAGCATCCCTCATTTCTACTGGGACGACCACTCATAATTTTACAATAGGTGCCCAAAACCCATCAGGTAAAACTTGGGCTTTGACATTTACTAACAGCACAGGTGCTTACAATAATGACCCTACTATTACAATAGACAGTACTACATTATTACAAATAGGTATGAATGTTAGTGGAACAGGTATACCTACAGGTGCCACAGTATCTTCAATTACCGATGCAACTACATTTGAATTAAGTGCTGCTACTACTGGTGGTAGTTTATCTAGTCAAACTTTAACATTTACATCTAATGAAATAGCCGCTGACAATTTAGCAGCCTGTATTACACACCAATCTGACTTTATAGCAGAATCTATTGGTAATGAAGTACATGTTACACAATCAGTTGCAGGTTCAGCAGGTAATACTACTATCACTTTGACAGACTCGGGTTCAGCAGGTATGATTAAATCAGACTTTGTGGGTGGAATATTGTACTCAGTTAAAGAAAAGGGACTATCAGAAAGTGTAGGTCGAATGGTTATGTCAGATAATACATTGAGGCATTTCCGTTCTGATGCGCCTCGTAGAGTTACCGAAATAGAAACAGATAAACAAGATAGACCCGATTATAATGTAAAAGCGAGGTATAGTCAGTTGAGTTACCCGCAAGACATAAAGAGAGTGATATAATGGTAAATGCTTATAATACAATTACGGGTAAAAATGATTCTACTATTTACTCTTTAGCATCGTTCGGGCCTGTATTTATAGATAATACAATTGTACATGGTGAATATACTAAAGGTACTAAAGGCCATGTTGTCAAACCACCAACGGATAATGACTTTGATATATCACATGATAGGTCTTATAGATTAATAGAGGGTGAAGAAGAAGTTACACTAACACATAACAATAACTACAGTGGTTCAATTTTTAAAAGTAATATAGATGTACCTGTTTTGTTATTTTCAGAAAGCAATCCCAAAAACAGAATTGCTCCTTCTACATCGACTACCACCGCCACCAAGGGTAGCAAATTCTCACTATCAAATATGAAAGGGCGCAGCCTTGCTGACATAGACTTTGAAGACAATCTAGTTAAAATAGGTCAGTCTATTGATATAGGGTTTAGAACCACAGATTTGGCTATGAAAGTTGCTGACCAGTCAGGTAGTAGTATAAATTCAACAAAAGTGACCGAGGGTAGGCACAGTACTAACTTTTTATCACATTCATTCTTTGATGTTGATGCAATAACTGCTATTAGGTTTATATCCAAACATGATGGTCAGAGTTTAAGAGGTGATAGATTTGGAAATTTACATTATACACATCAGAACCAAATAAGTAATGAGCATTATCTAAGTAGTTCTTTGGTTACTGGAGGGACTTCATCTGATAATATAGAACACACTCCAAATAGAGTAACAGTATACGGTAAAAAGTGGGCTAACAACATAGATAATGTGGTAAGGGTAGAGGACACAGGTAGGCAAACAGACGGTGTAGTAAATGAAGTACAAGGTGGTATATTTGTACCAACTGCATCTACTGAGGTATCTGCACAGAGAATAGGTCAGCGCTTATTGGCTACTGCTAACAGGGCCAAATCTATTAAAAAGGTAACAGGTATTATAAAAGGCTCTAAAATATCCCCCGGACATCAAATTAAATTTACAGATAGTAACGAAGTAGAAGAAAGTATTGTATTAGAAACAAGACATGACTTAACTAACAAAATGACTGATGTTACTTTATCTGCTGTAGCAGGTAGTATTGAAGATGTATTTCAAAAATTTCAAGAAGATGGGGTCACAAATAACTCTGATAGGGGTAACCAAACTACTCAACAAGTTAACACTATTAATTTGACAACTAGTGACCAAATACAGATTAGAAGTAAAATAGAAGTCAAACGAGTTAATAGATTCACTAAAGGGTTAATTATTGGTAGTAAAACACGTGGCCGTATACATGGTCGGACAGAAGATGTTAGGTCAATAAGCCAATCAAATAGTAGAATAGGAACAGCAAAATCAAAAGATGAATTAATTAAGAGAGGATAAATATGCCAATATTAATAGAAGCACACAGGTATTTGACAGAAACATTAGCAGGTAAAATAAACCAAATGGTATTTGGATTCGATGGTAGTAGTTCTACTTCAGATGACGGAGGGGCTGGTAGGCCATCCGTTGTAGTAACCCCCTCCGTCCAAGTACTTGATGAACATACAATTTCAGTGGAAGGTAAGTTAGATACTACTGTTGCATTCACAACTCCCATTAGAGAAGTAGTATTACAGTATAAGAATCCATCAGATAGCACTGATATTCTTCCAATATTTAGATATACTGTTCAACCTGTGACCAAGAACAGCGGTAACGAGTTAAAGTTTTCAATACTTGTGGAGGTGAGATAATATGACAAATCCATTAGCAGGCCATACAGCAGCAAGCGGCTTTACTAACGCAGACGGTCTTAAAGACGGAGACACAATAACCTCACCATCTCTTACAAGCCTTTACGGAGCGATTCACGGTAATGGTATAATACGTGGAGAAGACTTTGCTATAGGTGCAAGTAATAGAAATGCAGTAGGTGCCACTACACCGGGACATGTGTCTGTAACATCTGGTGGAGTAGTCACTGTGCAAGGTGGATATGTGGCAATAGATGGGGCAATTTATGACTTTGCTAATGGTCCGGGCTCTAGCGCATCTTTCACAATAGGTACAACTGCAAATTATCAAGGTAGTGGTGGTAGTGCACCTACTTTAGCAGGTCTACCTTTTTCTGCTAACACAGATGTGTGGGTGGCTATATACGTAGCCAGTAATAGTGCTAATAACAACCTGATGTATGAACTAGGTACACCTGCTAATAGTTTAACCAATACTCCTCTTACACCTTCTACATTCCTAAGTGACCCACACATAAGTGGTACATTTAGTAATCATCAACATGTAATGTTAGCAACTGTTAGAATGACTATAGCCGCTAGTGCAAGTGCTATACCCGCTGGTTTTAACGCATCAGAAGTACATGATAAGAGATGTTACTACAGGCAGACCCCTATATTCTTTACACAAGGTACAGGTGGCGCTTTAGGTAGTGAAACTGCTGCTAACGCTATAGATGGTGCTAACAATAAAACTCTGGATAATATCTATAGTGGAGTTGAAGCAGGTAATTTATCTACTTCACCATTCGGAGCGATGTGGCAGAGTTATTCACCTGTAAATGCTAATAAAGCAGGTACCACTGTAAATTCTAAATTATTTTATAGTGCTAAAATGGGTAGTACTAGGCATACTCATAGATTAGGGCCGAATGAAGTTGAAATTGATAAACCAAAAGCGGCCACAGCAACCATTACATTTTCTGGTAACGTGACAGAAGACCAAACCATAGTAATAATATCCACAGATGGTACTTCTAAAACATATACTGCCAAAAATTCTCCAACTACCGCCAGTTTACAGTTCGATGCAAATGGCGGTGCAGCAGCCAATGCTACATCACTAAAGTCAGCGATTGAGCACTCAAACGGGCACACCACCAGTAAAATTACTGTAGCAGATGACAGTTCAGGTACCTTAACTTTAACACAAGTCACACTTGGCTCTGCTGGTAATACAACAATTACTGAAAATTTAACAAATGTAACAGCATCTGCCTACTTTTCAGGTGGTGAATCTGTACAGGCAGATACGTGTACGTTTGACGGCCCCAATATTTTCTTTAAAGACCCAACTAATGGGGCGCTTACACTAAATCCAAACGGTACTTTCCCTAATGGTCACATCATAGAAATTAAAAATGCTGCTACCAGTGGTAGTAATGCTGTTACCTTTGATACAACTGGTTTGAATCATGCTTTAAGCAACGGGCAATATGGTAAATTCATATATCACGGTGCTAGTTCTGCTGCAACTGCTACAATCACTCTTTCAGGTAATGTTACAGAGGACCAAACAATTACTATAATTTCTACCAATGGAACATCAAGAACATATACCGCTAAAAACTCACCAACCACTGCTAGTTTACAATTCGATGCGAATGGTGGGGCTGCTGCTAACGCCACTTCATTAAAAGCGGCAATTGAACATGCTAACGGGCACGGTGGTGGTAGCCCTCTGATTTCTGTCGCAGATAGCGGTGCAGGTGTACTTACACTTACACAGACAGCAGCAGGGGCTGCTGGTAATACCACAATCACTGAAAACTGTGCTAATCTGGCTAAAACAGACTTTACAGGAGGTCATGACGGGTGGAGAACCTGTGTAGAGCACCCACTGGGTGATATTACAGGTGTTGTTGCTGGAGTAGGTCTGTCAGGTGGGGGCACATCAGGTGATGTTACCTTAACTTTGGATTTATCCGAATTGAGTACAGTTACACCTGCTAACGGAGACTTCCTTTCTACACTCGATTCGGACGGGTCAACAGAGCAGAAGACAGCGGTTAGTGCTTTAGCAACTTTATTCGCAGGTACTGGTCTTACAGCATCATCTTCAGTTATAGGGGTAGATGCTTCACAAGCAATCACTGCTTTAACTGGTGGGGACTTAACTATCTATGATGATGTTAATAATGCAGATGTATCTCTCAAAATGGGTACAGGTGCTGCAGAATCTTTGAATATTGAAGTATTAAACGGTGCTTCTAATAAAACGGCAGAAGAAATTAAAATTACAACTAAAACCGCATCAGGCACAGCCAACCATGGTAAGATATCTGTATACATAGATGAAGTAGAAATCTTAGATATTGATGATGGTGGTATAGATTTGGCATCGGGTAAAACATTTGCTATTAATGGAACTGATTTAGTAGCGAGTCCTATCACAGCGTTAAACAGTGCAACTGAAAATGAACTTGTCACTGTTGGTGCTACTACAACTGAATTAGATGCTGAATCTAAATTAACTTTCGATGGTAAATCTATGGTGGTTAATACAGACACATCTGGAGATGGTGCAGAAGATTTAGTAGGGCTTCACGTTGATTTTGATAGAACAGTTGCAGGTTCAGGAACAGCCGCACATAACGATGTTGGAATTAACTTAGATGTTAACTCGGCTAGTTTAGGAACATCAACTGTTATAGGTATGGATATTGATGTTGTTGGGGCAACTAGTGGAACTTCAACAGCAACAGGTCTTACAGTTGATGTAGGTTCGGCAGATACAAATTATGCCGCTTTATTTAGTGGAGGAAATGTTGGTATTGGGACTAGCACCCCCACTGCATTGTTAGAAGTTAAAGGAGATACAACATTATCGAGAAGTGCTGATAATAGTGAAACTAGGACATTAACTATAGAAGGTGCAAGATTCGCAACAGGGACCGCTTTCGCA